TCCGATATATGCGGTGTCTTCTACGGTCGCGGTGTTAGCGACCCAACCGCCGCCGTTATGCTGGTGCTGTTCATCTTCCTTCAGAAAAGTAATCATTCTAGCCTTCCCTAATTTTTTTTAGACGGTTACTCCTGCTACTCAGCCCTGTTACTCAGTCCTGAACTTTCGCCCCTCGACGACCTTCGATGCGGGTTCGTGCTTAATTGGCGAAGGCGAGTATCGATAGATGCCCTCCGTCGAAGCGGATAGGAAGCGACCACTCGCGGCCATGCGAATACCCTCAATCTGCTCGTGATGCGACTCGTGCAACGGTACGATGTATTTGGACGCCCGCTGTAGGGTAGTACCGAAAAGGCTCGCTTTGTTGCAGCAGTTGTCGATGTCTCGCCCCGTCCATCCGGTCATCGCGGGCATAGGTTGATTCGCATCGAGCCCGTATGCTTTTACTTTAATCTTCAGGATAGCGGCCTTCTCCTCATCCGTAGGCATATCAAAAAACCAGATACCGCCTAACTGAAACCGGGATATCAACTCAGGCGGGAGACCGTCGAGTTTATTCGCCGTTGCAATGAGCCAGATTTTACCGTCTCCGATAGCATCGAGGCAGCGATTCGCGTTCCGCATGTGGCGGGCGGATTTGCCGACGTGCTCATGTTCCATCGCCGCGAGGTCATAATTAATTACGGGCTTACCCGCCTGTCCGCCAATACAGTAGGGTGCCCATGATTTAGATGTTCCTGAGACGCCTACGTTGAGAGTACAGATGACCTTCCGGTCGTTCACCCAATTCAGGAATTCCCCCATGAGGTTGCCTTTTGTGCCGGAGGAATCCGTCTCGTTGCCCGCGAATTGCCGCTGTATCTCGTCCATACGGACGATAACAGTCGGTTGTTTCGGACCATTCATCAACAATTGAGCGGAGTCGAGCCACGAAGAACAGCCCGCCATGTCCGCTAGGGTTTCTACCGTCGCGTGGTAGGTCAATCCGGGGTTTTGCGTAACAATCTCTCGCTTACGCGTCCACAGAGCGTCTATATCGAGCACGCCCGTGACTTTATTGAGGCAAATTGCGGTCGATTGGTCGAAGGGGAATTGCGGGAGTCCGATACCCGCGTCAGTTGCACGTCGCAGGGTTTCGGCATCGGGGCCTTTTTTGCACGCTTTGTACGCCGTCTCCTGTCCCGCGTATTCGTAAATAGATTTTACGATTGACGCAAGCTGTTCGCGGGTAGGCAATGGGACTTCTAACACGAGGACATCCTGTCCGATTTCACTCGGAAGTTCATCGCCCACGCCGAGGAGAAACACCACCATGTTACCGTTGGCCTTGTAGTCGTCGCGGAGATTCAAGATACCCTGAAGAACTTTTTTGTCTGTATCCCACACGAGATGCGGATTGTGGATGAAAGCGATTACATCCTTCGATGCTGACGCGAGTACGCCTAGTGCGACTGAGAGGTCCACGGTCTCCGCTGGTGCCGTCTCAGTAGGTTTCAGCATATCGCCGATTTCAGTGACGCCCGCGTCAGTCAAGCCCTTGAGCCCGTTGATAGCGTCCCAAGAAATAAAGGGCATGTCCTCGCGTTTATCGAAAGCCTTTGCAATCGCCTTTGTAGTAGCGAAAGCATCATGGGTGCGTATGACAACCTGCGGAGTGCTGACTAACCGCGCCTCAAGAAACTGTTCGGTGAAGGTCTTGTTTGCCATGTGAGTATCCTACCGGATGACCACTCCTGTGTCAAGAGTTATTTTCCTGATTGACTGCCTCTGATACAGCGCCGCCATCTCCTGCTAAGGGATTAACCTTCGCTTCATCCAGAGCCGTGCGTCCACGTTTGGCCACGATGTATCAGAGGCAATCAATTAAGACTAGCCCCGCGTTCCTTCCTGTTCGGTCTCTTCGGATATGTCGCAACCACGGTCACCACTCCGAATCGGTTAAATTTACGTTCCGCTAGTCGCGTCTTGAACCCCACTCGCCTCAAGCTGAGCGTCAATTCGAGGGCAGTCGTAAACCCGCTTTCCGTATCCGTTAACGTATATAGCTCCGTGCTATTCATAATATGTCCCGCCCAGAGCCCCCTTGACCCGCTTCAATCCGAGAGAGGTCAACGCCTCGTGGCGAGCCCTACGGGCCGCATTGCGACGTTTCGCCGCTAACTCGCTTTGCGACTTCTCAACGAATATGGCCGCATGGACCAGAGTATTCCATTCGGGACTGTTAAGGGGCGTCTGCACCGCTGCATTCTTCAGGAGCCGCATTGCGTTTAAGTTCTTCATAGTGAAATCATAATATCGCGTCTACCGAATTTCGTCAATAGCACTTAGGTGCTGCTCCGATTCGGCGATTGCCCGTTTCTGATGCGCGACCATCGCCCACGCTTCGCTCGGGGTCTTCGCCATACCTACGACTTCACGAGCACGACATGGGTTACAGAGGTCGCTATTATTCTGGCATTCGCAGGGCTTCTGAGCGTCCCTACAATCTTCGAGAAATTGTTGCCGTCTCCAGTTCATGTAATGATTATAACACGCGGGGGAGAGCGTTCAATAGCACGTCGGTGCTAGTAACTCCGACCATAATGCCGGAGTAATCGATTCGCCGTCTTGACGGCTGTACGAGAATAGTTAGCATAGTGGTAGGCTACGACCCTCTCAGGCTCCTGCACACGACGCCATACATAGATGTCATAGCAGTCGAGGGCCCACCTAATCTCTACGCGGTACTTACCGCTTGCAGTGTTGACGCTGACTTTCTTCTGCCATTCGAGGTCGGTAATCATCTGTGGGTTGAACTGGCCGAAGCCCTCATATACGAGTGCCCTCGGCGGGTTCATGTTGGCAAACGTACCGGGCTTGCATTCGCAATTCGGATTGGTGCAAGACATTAGATGCCTCCGTGAGAATAGGACGAGAGTAACGCGGGATTGACGCGACGAAGTTCAAAAAATCGAAACTGTAGGGAGGTACGCATATCTCGCTTGATGCCGGGGAATCGAACGATACCGCCCGAATATGAAATCTTGAAAGAGCCGTACTTTCTCGCGTGAGTCGCGTCGATGTTTTCGAACAGCGTGCCCGTGATTGAGCCGTCTGGTTGCTCGCGGCCTACCTCATAGAAAAATGTCGCAGCGCCGATACGTAAACCATTGGAGGTCTCTCCATCACGGAACTGATTGCGGATGAGCCCCAGCATATCAGCCGCGTCCTTTGTGCAAGAGTAACCCATGTGTCCCCCTATTTTCGCTGGCCCGACCGTTTGCCTAAGCTCGTATTCGTCGTTGCTCAAAGCCAGCGTGAATACATCATAAGAGGTTTGTAGAAATAACACAATGGCACGAAGGTGCTACTGCTGAACGACTATCATGTTATCCCCTGTTCCTATATGAGCAATACGGGGGGCAGTTCGGCTACGCTCTAGCAGGGCACGCAACTTAGCGAGCCGTTCATAATACATCGGGCTCGAATCCTGTTGCGCGTGCCATACCGCGCTAATCAGTTCGTCTAATTCAGATTCATCGAGTTCGACGCCGATTTTATATGTAACGTCCATATTACTCCTCGCTTTCGGGTTCTGAGGCTTCGGGCTTTTCTCTGCCTCGCTTCACACGTTCAAAAACGGGCATACAGGCCATGACATCTAGTGGGTGGGCATTGACTCGTGGGGCGATATCCCTTACGTCATTCGGTCGTGCATTAGCCCAGAAGCACAACCGACCGTCGTACGCAGTAACGGTACCCACGAGTGATTCTATGCGCTCTAATAGCGTCATCGTATTTTCGCTTTCTTTTCGCGGGATAAGAGTTTCGTCCAATCCGTTGGCGGGCCTTCAGTGAGAAAAAAGTCGGGAGTGCATATCGGACAAGTGTGCCACCCCTCACGGTCGTCTCCCCCGGTAATCTTCGGGCGACCATCTGATGGGACTAAACGAGTAGCTCCACACTCGCAGACTTCGTAATGCCCGCCGGAATTCAATATCGTGCAGGCACGCCCGACGCGGTCTTTATGCTCGTGTCTCATTGCCGCTCCAGCTTGTCGTGCAACCGCTGTATGTCCTCCGCTGCGATATAAACCCAATCGTCGATGTGGGCCTCGTCGAGCAAGTCATTGCGATACGCCCGTAGTGCAACGCGGGCCAGAGTGAGTTCCTTGTCAGTCAATTCGATAATCATTTTCCCCTCCGCGTAGGTCGTATGGTGGATAGATATCGTGATAGTGCGCCAATACCGCCAATACGCGACAGCAATAATTCAGGCGCGGAGTAGTTCCTCTTCCACACGCAGTCTAGCCCCCGTTCGTAATGAACGAGTTCGAGGTCCTTAGCGAGTGTCGTGATGTCGGGCTCAGTAGTTGGGATATGCGCCCGCTTAAGTAATTCAGCCGCTTGCTGTCGCATGGGGCTCGGTTCTGGTTGTGCGATACACTCCGTACACAAGGAAGCACGCATACCCATGATTAGCTCCCCGTTGTTTGGACAACCGGGGGTGACGCAAGCTATATTTTTAGCTGACATACGCGACGACCTCATAGCGTCCAGAAGGCATGCGATACCACGACACGAGTAGCCACGTCTTAGGGCCTACCTGATAATGCACGCGCCCGTCAGCGCCTGTAGTCACGGCGCTCTCGTCTCGCCGCCAGTCAAAACCATGCTCGGCGAGTATTGCATCTATCTCCTGCCACGGCACGGTATCGGGATATACGCCCTTGGTTGTCAGGTCATAGAGCGCAGCATTCACACGCGACCGACGTGTGTACTCGCTCGGTTGGATGGCCACACTCTTGACTTCACAGCCGAGGATAGCGCCCAATTCAGCTAGCTGCGCGGATGTGAGTGTGGCGAGTTTTGCTGCGGCAGATGCGGGCAATTCAAGAGTGAGTTTCGTCATCGTATTTCCCTCGCAATTCGTTTCGGACAAGTAGTCGAAGGTATCAGGTGACAGACGCAGTGCGGTTCGCCTGTCTCAATTTCTAGTTCGAGCGACCGTGCGGCAAGATTGCACTCCGCCGCATGCGATGGATTTTCGGGAAACATTGCAGCCGCCTTGCGCCATTGGTTTACTGCGTCCTGTAGGAAAGGCACGCCGTCAGTTCTCACGCTAGGCCTCCAATCGCTGGCAATTCAAGAGTGAGTTTCATGAGATAATCCTATCGTAGGATGTAAAACCCTGTCAAGCGAATTCTAAAGCCCGACCTCGCTCGTCGGAGTGAATTTCAATATCATCTTAATCCGAGAAGACGGACCGCTCGGTGCCGTGTCATATAGGACGCCGTTGATACAGCCGATAGCGTGGCCTGTCTTCACGATGAGATAACGCCCTGTTCGCAGATGAGGCATCGCACGCCCTAGGGTATTCACGAACATCGGCAGTATAACCCGCGTGACTTTGTATCCATAGACGTGGGGTAACGCGCACATATTGAAGAGTTCCGCGGTTTTCATACCCTTACGATTACGGCGGCCTAATCGGGCACATAATGAGTGAGCATCGGCATACGGGACGCCTGCCGCGACCCTCAGCGCCCGAACTGTGCAATCGTTATGCTCCGTCGCGTGCGCTTCATCCCGCACAGCTAGCGCATCAGCGAGGGCGAATTTAATGCCACCTGATATGCAATTCGTTTCCATGTAATAATGTTACATCTACGACACGAATCGCGCAATGGCACAAAGGTGCTACTCTAGAGATTCGATGTATCCGGCATATCCGCCCCAAGCTTGGAACGTCCGGTGTTCCCACACGGGCTGACAATCCAACCTGTGTTGACGAGCCAACGGGCCCGAGTGATTGAAATGAAACCATGCTGAAAAGCCTGCATCTGTCCGACAGTCGAGTCCAGCATCGAACATGGCATGCTCTAACCGTGTAGCCGTCTCGGCCTGTTCGTATACGTCCTTGAACCACTGACTGTCGCCTCTCATCGCGGGCTCCATTTCGTGAGGTCAATACTCCATCGGTATTGGCTCAAATCGAGTGTGTAATGTTGGTCCTCAGGGGCGTTATACCAGACTGTGACAACGGTGTGGTCGGGCACACTTAATACGACACAAACCCCGGAATGGTGACGCATGACGACGCGGTTGTCATCCTTCGCCTCAATGACCTCACCGTAGCGCACGGCTTGAAATACCTCAATGCGGGCAATCCGACGCTCGCGGCTACGTACGGTGTAGTGAGACTTGCTGACCCAAGACGGGACAGCCTTGATGAGGGATTCGATAGCGGCTATCTCCCCGCGTGTCATTTGCTTCCGGTGTTTACGTTGCGCCATGAGGATAATCATACCACACCCGCGAGGACGGGCAATAGCACAAAGGTGCTACTTCGTTGCAATTCGTGCCCACACATCATTATCGACCTGCCACAAGAGATTCATGGCGTGCGAGAGGACATCAAAGTCTTGATTGCTGTACTGTATTCCGTTAGTCGTAATCTCGACAAGTGACTTGGGTACGGGCATATTAAGGCGATTGAATTCTGCGACGATGGCGGAAGCTTGAACGCTAGCGCATACGCGACCGTTGTTCTGCCAGCCTTGAATTGAGTAATCGAAGCGCATATTGTGTCCTCCAACCGTGACCATTCTACCAAGTAATAAAACAAATGCAATGGCACGAAGGTCTAGCGAATAGAAGGCGAAACACATGTGTTACATCTATCATTGTATTACGGTATCAATTCAAGAAATCGGGCAGCCTCGATAACGGACGCTATAGGAGAGAGCGAAGGGAATAGAGAGGTAGAGAATGGCTAGCTTGGGTTTGAGCCAGTGTTATATGTAATAACACAAAGATAAAGCGAAGGGTAGAGATGCAGCCTGAGTCGTGGCTCGCGTGTGTGTCGCGTGTGTGTCGCGTGTGGTCGTGGCTACGCCGCGTTTTATTCGCCCCACTAACGGGCCATGGACGACGCTCGACCCTCGTGCATCAGCCGTGTTACAAAACACCCTAGTGTAACAACCATCTAAGCCCTTTGCAATCCTACATTTAGATAAAATGCCACCTGTTCCGCTCGGCTCGCTCTGCATCTCTCACTAAATAAAACACTTAATCGTGGCGAATACGGAGCGAACACTATGTACGATTCTCCCCCTAAGCTACTGATTCAAAAGGGGGTCTTAACTGCCAAGAAACAGGCCGTGGCGGTCACCCCAGCCCCTTGTCGCCAGCCAGCCGAGCTTGGCCTAGCCACACGAGCGTGCATGGTCCTTGTGGGTCCCCCCTATACCCCCCTTTGACAGTGCGGGCCCCATATGGGTCCTATACGGACTCTCCCACGCGGCATATAAAATTTTTATTTTCTGGGGTTTACAAACACGAGTCCTGAGGACCCGGAAGGGTCGGGGGTCCCATCCGAGGCGGGTCCCAATATAGGGGGTCTTTAAGGGGACGGGATGTCGTATACGGCTACGGGGTATGTCACCGTCCGCTTCAGGGGTGGGTGCCCGATTTTCTAATTTTTAGGGATTTGTTACATTTAAAACGAGGGGGTCGAACGAGGGTGTCGCGGAGGGTGTTATAGAGGGTTACGAGACGTGTTACATAGTGAGCCTAGCTAACCCCAAATCCAAGGGATGTTACATCTTGGGCACTTGCCCATAAACTCGGGCTGTGCCTTCGCCTCAGGAAGAGTCAACCCCCGGTAACACCCTCTCGGGCATTCGTACGTTTCCCAATCGGTTCGGTCAGAACCAGAGATGGGGAGGATAAACATCGCACTCCCCGCTCGGGGCCATCCGAGGGTTTCATATGCTTCAGTTTCAGTCATCACGAGCCTTTGTGTGCGTCTTTGTGTGCGTCTTTGTGTTTCTGTGTCTCTGTTGAACAAAAGTTCGCAATCGTCAAAAGGCAATCGTTGTCGAACAGGGTACTCGCCTGAGGAAAGAAGCAATACTTTCTCCAATGGGGGTACCACAGGATTGACCCCAGCTTACCACCGTTGATAATCCACGTCTTAGTTTTTCCGCTGATTGAACTCGGACCTTCTTCGAAAATCAAAAAGCTCATAATACCTCACTTAATGGGGGTCTTTCGACCCCCGAGTCCGGGTTACGGCCTGAATTACGGGTTATATGAACATGGCATAGGGCTTCCGAAACTACCAGCTCGTATTTGGTTTGTCGTGCCCTTCGCCAATCCTAGGACACACGTCCAAGGACCACTGGTACCGAGTCGGCCACAAGCCGCTTCGACGTACCAAGCTGCCCAAAACTGCGTATCGCTAATTGCCGATGGGTTGTAGTCGGGATTGGGGACCTGACACCACGCGGACGTCGGGTACCAACATGTCGTAACTCCGGCGTGATTTACCCAGCAACCATACGCGATTCCGGTGTTGAGAGACTTCGTATACGCAATCTCGAACTGAGGGCTAATCGAGAAAGAAATGTTTTGGTACCACGGGTCCCGACCTTGGATGGTACAGAACTGGAGGAACTTATAGGTCGTTGTTGACGTGTAAATCGTTCCAGCTCCGGGGTACCCGCCTGATGCACCAAAACCAGAAGTGCTGCCGTTTGGGATGTTATACGCTACGGAGCTAGTCTGTCCGGTGACCGTACCGGGGATTTGAGTGATTCCGTATTGAAGCAAAGGGTTCTGCGGTGAATCAGAGCACACCAACCCACCACCGCCGCCGACGTCGTCATACCCTTCATCACTGCTGTAATCATCCCAGATAGACTCAACAGTTCCTGTGTAGAGAGCGGTAACAGAATAGTACGTCGTGTACAGGACAATACTATTTCCGTTGATGACCCCGCCGTATACGTTGATTCCCGACTTCTGACTCTGGATGTAGTTGTTGAGAGTCAGAGACCCCGGAGAACTCAGATTAGTATTCAAGGAGTTCATAGTGTTCTGCACAATCGCGTCTTTCTGAGCGCGGGTCGTAGCAGATGTGTACGCGGAGTAGAAGCTCTGTGTCGTCGTTTCAAAGGTTGACATGTCCTGTAAGTTCGTGAACGGAATCTGGGACACGCGGTCCGCTACGGGGACAGAATCATTGGGGTCCTGCATGTGGACGAACACCGCACGGTAGGCCATGAGGTCAGGAATTTGTGACGGGGTGGCAGCTCCATTGACGAGGAGGGTGTCGTAAGTCTGAGCGGACACGCCCATAGCCATGGCCAATATCAACAGCACAATCGAAAAAATCTTCATTGAAACTCCTTCTAATTTAACAAGTTAACAATTTTCAGACACTGACAGCCCGAGGAGCTTGCGGTACACTCGGATGTCACTCTCTTGCTCATCGACGATTTTTTGGAGGGTTGATGTCGTTTTCTCATAACAATCAATCATACTATTCGCCTCAGCTAGTTGCGCCTCAATATCCTCAATCAATTTCGTATCGAGGGCGAACTGGTTATCAACCGGAACGGGGTCAATCCCGAGTATGTCATCCGGGTGGTTCGGGTCATCCGAGTTGTCTGAGTCGTTCGAATCATCCATGTGGACGTAATCCATGTATGCTGGACTCTGGGGCTGTGGCGGGGTGGGGGAAGCGAGGGGTACAACCCGACGGGTCATGCTGTCTTGAAACGAATCAATCGCGGCTTGAGCCTCATCGTACGATGAGAACACTCCGTTGAGGTCAATAGACCGTTGCCACCCCGAGAGGGTAAGAAAAACTTCAATGATGTATTTTGGATAGTCCACGATGAAACCCTCCTCGCACCACTTACATACGAATGGCGCAACAACCGTCCGTGTTTCAACATCAACTAGGTCTTCACACTTCGAACATTCAAGGAACATGAACTCTCCTCATGAGAAGGCCGTCTTCAGGGGGGAAGTACTTCCGAAGAACTGACACGACTCTAAAACCATTCTTCAAATATAGCATCTGCGCGGTCGCGTTGTCAAGCCTTACTGTGAGTTCAATGTCCCCTTTATACTCCTCGAAAATCTCTTTCAGTAAATCAGTCGCAAAACCGCGCCCACGGTACGGCGGAAAGGTCGCTATCTGCCACAAAAAATTCATAGGAGTACAAATCGCGTACGCTACGACAGGCCCAAATCCAATACCGAGCATGGGGTCAAATCGAAGGATGAATACGTCCCCCGCCTCGAACCTCCACGAGAACTCACTCTCGGGCGGACTGTCAATATTGAAACACTGGTCGCTCACCCCCCGAAGGGTGTTAAGCATCTCAGTCGTTTTCTCTGCACTAGTTAGCTTCACGAAACCTCCGTCCAGATTTTGAAAAGACGCTCAGCTTCACGGGCTTCACGGGCTTCACGGGCTTGAAATCCGCTGTCACGGGCTTCGTTGACATAGGGTCAACCGCATTCACAGTCGAATTCGGTATACACGGTATACCAGTGTTTTTATGAGCGTGAATCTCTACGAACCTCTGCATCGTCCAATCGAGCTTCTCCGGTGTTTCAGGGACGTCTCCCGTAAGGGTCTGGCGGCACTTCAGACACACAATCCGCATACGGTCAAAAGGGTCAACGACTGTTGGTGTGGCGAACTCCACTTCAAAATGTTTGCCAGCCGTCCCGACCCACTGTTGGAAATATAACCGAGTTAAGTGGGTTGAGTGGGTTTGAGTCATAATCGCCAATTATTTCCTCCACTTTGTACCACACTAGGTCATACCCGAGGGATTTCAGATACTTCGCATTTTGTTCGGCCCTCAGCTTCGCCATGTGCGGCGTCTTAAAGGGGCCGAGCATCTTGAGCCCCTCTTCGTTGACTATTCGGTAGACTTGCCATCCCATATCTGGTCCTTCGGAATTACATGGTGCGGTTTAAGCGTCTCCATTCTTGAAAAAATCTCTTCCAGCGACCAAGGGCTGTAATCGTGTCCCTCAACTCCGATATCAAAAGATTGACCCAACGGCGGTAATTCCTGATGCGAATGTCCGTAAACATGGTAGCTCCCTTTATGGCTTCTCTCCCACACACGATGTGCGAAATGGCTGACGAGGAGTTTCTTGTTGTTAAAATTAACTATGGTTGCGCCGCCGACCTTATTCTCGCCCTTGACCCACATAAATTCAGAGCGTATCCAAGGGTTGTTCTCGATTAACTCGTCATGATTCCCATACAGGAAGGCATGCTTGCCATTCAACTGATAGAGGATTTCAGCCGCCTCTTTTTGAGTCAGGGTATTCCAGAACATATCGCCCGCATGAATCGTAAGGTAGTTCGGCGAGCGCGGAACCTTCTTGTTGTGCTGAGCGATGATATAATCTCGCATCGCATCTGTGTTTGCAAACGGACGTTTACAATACGTAATGATGTTTCGATGTCCGTAGTGCTCATCGCTCGTAATGAAGATTTCCATTAGAGGGGTTTCCTTTCGAGCATCCAACGACCTTCGATTCGACTTGGTACGGAGCGGTAGGCTTGTCCGAGTTGAGTAAGCCCGCTAGAGTCGGCTCGATAGCGGTACGTGATTCCGTTGATGATACCTGTCGGGTCGGCTACCGAAGCCTCAGAGCCCATGACCTGAATTTCAAACTCTTGCCCCGCCTCTACTACGAATATTTGTGTTGTCTTATCCACGAGCCCTCCTAGAATCTGGTTCGCCTGTATGACCTCGCGGTCGCGCACAGCCGTGTTTCAATTAAGCGCCTGTCTGTAGCCCAAGGCTCGGATGGTCAGACAGCAACGTCAAATTCGGGGGCTTCGGCATTTCTGCCCAGCGTTTAGTCAGGTCTCGCTTTGCGAGCCCTGTGCCCCCTCACTGCTTCCTTTATCCCAACAAACGGTGGCTAGCATGTTCCGCCTCTGGGAATCAGGATTAGGTCAATTTTTGCGGGGCTTCTGTTTCCAAGTGCCCCGCGAACTCAGTCGTGCAGGACGGGTTAGCGTCCAGCAGCGGCAGCAAACGCACGTTTTGGCGTGGCATTTGTGATTTACGTGTCTGATTAACGAGGGCCATGTAACCTCGTACAGTCCAGCGTGCCTTCATCATCCCCATCGATTCCGTGACGCCCCCACCGGGCAACACGAAGCATACGCTAGTTGACTGTCTAGGTCGGAGCCGTTCGAGCCTACTCCCTAATGGCGAGCCGTCATCGCTGCCCCAAAAGGTTTTGCGCTCTAAGTCCGCTTCGTGTTGTCGGGTGGAGGCGGCGGGAGTCGAACCCGCGTCTGGCAATGGAAACCACGCCTTCATACCGTAATAATTTTTGCGGCTCTCCTGCATTACGACGCCCTCGATAGGCGTAGCAGGTAATCCACGACTTGCCGCAAACTTAGATTCGGTGGGCACCTACGGAATCGAACCGTCGTTCTGCATGGATTACTAACAGGCTACTAGCAGAGTTACCTCAGTCTTTACCTGTTTTCTTTTAGACAACGTCTCCATGCAATGCTGTGGCGGGTTTAAGGCCCGCTTTCCCTAACAGCGTATGCCCATAATTGGGTCCGCTCTGGACTCCCGGCAAGTGTGTTTCCGGTCACCCGGAAGACCGCAACGGAAGTCCTGCGCTACCCAAACTTAAAATTCCCGTCGTTGTGTGGACTGGACTCGACGGGTACAGGCTTCAACGTGTCAATCCTAGGATGACCCGAATCTCCCATCCACGCCTGTTTCTAGAATTAGAGGGGTTTTCCACCGATTCAAGGGCGAGGTCCCAAGGTTAGCCTCGCTCATTCGTTTCGGGATTGGTTCCCCCTATTTAGAGAGTATCAAACCTCGACGCGGCTGTCAAGCTTTTCTTTTTCGTGCCCGAACGGTTGATAGACCGCTTGAGATAGGCCGCGATTTCATCGGCGCGAGCTTTCGTCCCTTCAAAATCCAATCGGAACTGTCCGAGCCTGACAGAGTACGTATGCCTCCAAGTCTCAACGACATTGACTTTCATAATCCCTCATTTCTTGTAATACAGTCCTTCATACCCTTCAGCCTTGAGCGTAAAGCCCATACCCTCGGCCCACTGAGGACATTTGACCATACAATCTAGCAGGGTGTCAAGGTTTAATTTTGAATCTATTAAAGATTCTGCTACGATTTCGTCGTGAATAGTCATGATTATCGTAAAGCCCGCTTTCTCCGCTTCGAACATGCCGTTCAATAGGATGTCCCTAGCTATAGCTTGCACGACATTCTCGACGATAAGCCCGCCGTACAAATCCGAAAGCTTCGAACCCTTGGCGTCATACTGAGTGTAAGACACCTGTTCCAGCGGACGCCCGAACTTCATACTGATGTTGACGTACGGACTGAAGTAGTGAAGTGCCCGACCGGAAGGGAGCTTAATTTTCAGAACGCGAGCGTCTCTTCCGTCAACGACACATCCCTTCACGTAGACGCAGATGTTTGATTTCACAGCTCGGATAACAGCCGTGTTGAACTCTTTCCACAAATCCGGTATTTCAGGATAGGCTTCGCGAAAACCGTAGACACTTTCCTTAGCGTCTTTCTCTGTGAGTATGAGTCCGTAAGTTGCGGCATACGCGATGAACTTCTCCCAACCCATCCCGTAACCACAGCCGAGAACTTGGACCTTGCCCCGGTCGCGATGGGCCTTCGTGACCTGAGATATATCAATCCCGAGCTGCTTCGCCATACACTCTTTATAGAGGTCCCGTCCTGCCGCGTATGCCTCAGACATCGATACGCAACGGGCGAGAACGCACAGAACCCGGCTTTCGATTTGTGCTAAATCGCCGACGTCTAGTTTGTGCCCCGGTGTGGCGACAAACGCCGACCGGATTGTACTTGCGACGAGGTTCATAGGGGTGAACGGGGAGTAAATCTTTTTACCCGTTCGGATAGCCCGCGTGTAGATATCCAACCGCTTTGTGGTGTCTTTCTCCCATGAGTACGCGAGGACATTACGGTCGGGCTTGAATAGATTCTGGAGCTGTACTCCACGACCCGCCCAACGTCCGGTGTGGGCCCCGTGATAGATAAACTGGTCGCGCAGCCGTTTATCGACCCCCATGCGGTCCAGAATTGCTTCGAGTTTTTTGTACGCACTACCGCCGAGCTTCTGTTTTAGTTCTAACATTTGACGGACGAGAGGTTTCAGAGTTTTGTGTTTCAGGGCCTCTTCGATATGCTCTTTATCGAGGGATGTGAATGGATATCCACGGTCGGTCAACCATTCAAGCATCTGGTCGCGACTGTTTGGGTTCTCCAAGCCTGTGTTGGCTTTAATCTCCGATAGGATTTCCTCAGCTTCAGCTTCAGCAAGAGCCTTAGCGTTGGTGACGTATTGCTCGTCGATATAGGGGCCCGTCTCGTTCATCCGTTGGTCGAGCTGCCACGCACGGAACTCTTCATCTGTCATCGGGCAGTTATATTCTACGGCCCTATGCCATGCCTCTCGCTCAGCTCGGACATCCTGCAAACAGTACTGGCACCAAATCTCCCAATCCTCGGGGTGGCTGTTCCAATCTTTGAAATACGTCGGCGGGAGAGTTGGGTCTTTCTTCAGGGACGTCTTCTTCGTCTTGCTGGGTTTTGAAAACAAAGCGATACCGCGTTTCGGGCCCGTCTGGTGAATCTTCTTCTCTTTGAGTCCGAGGGCCTTAGATGCCCGGTCCAAACCTATAGGGAGGGACATGTACGCACACAAGACGGACGGGTCGAACCATCGGGACAGGGGCGTTTGAATCCCGATTTTATATTCGGTTATATCTTTTTCAAAGTTAAAATTCCATGCGCCGAGCATGACCTCAGGGTTAAGCAGACCCTCTTTAAGGTCTTCGGGCATCTCCTCCCCCATCCAAATTTTCCAGAGCTTAGGTTCGGACTCATCGAAAGCATACGCCATCATCAACGGCTCGGTTGTCAGATGCTTCGCGTAGTTATCCAGACCGTAATTCTTGATGTCAATATGGGACCGGGATTCATAATCCATCCACAGTCTTCTTTGCGATGTTACCACAGTTACCTCCTCCAATCACTGTCAATCACGGTCAATCACTGTCAATCACTGTCGAGTAGTTTTTGCGGCGTATCTTATTTACTATCAACAGTTTCCCGTCAATCACTGTCAAAAGTATTGTATATATATACCCCTATATTAGGAAAAAAAAACTCATCCTCACGTATATATATATAGGGTGTTTTGACAGTGATTGTAGTCGGCCCTTCATTCTAAAGGACTTATACAGTATTCATCACTGTCAACCGTTTGACAGTGATTAGAGGGACTCGTCTAACCCGAACTTCTCGGTCCCTTTAGAAGTTTTGCCGATAACCACTAACGCTCCACGAAGCATAGCTTTAAAAGCCCGGTCGAAAGTTTCCATGCCCCCAGACCCCGCCCTGAAAACATTACACGCGGTCATAAGCTGGCTTTTAGTTAAGGCCTCGTGTTTTTTCAGAGCCTTTCTCATGCTTTGTTCCATGCGCTCGACAAGGTTGCCCTTATCGATAGGCCATAGTTCCTCGCGAAGGTAAAGTTCGTGTTCTGCCCAAATAACAGACCGCTCAACCATGTCAGCGGTAATGAGGGGCGTGACTTCAGGGTCTCCCGAGAATATAGCACGGAGTAGGAGGTCGCGTTTGAAATGACTCTCCAGACGAGAGGTCATACCCATACCGGGCATCTCTTCATTCAAACGGGCTCGTTGGATTGCTAAGCTTTTCTGAAACTTCATACGGAGGTCATAGGCTTCCGACGTCTCGGATATCTGTAAAGGTTTCCCTTCATTAAGCCCCATGCTGTTGCTAATCATCTGCCACCGCAGAAGCATCTTGTTTGCGAGGTCATTTACCGCGAGGGGGTTCAGTTCAGACCAATCCCCCGTGTGGGTGACATCTCCGGTGTATGTCAGAACGCAACGAGATAAGAACCCATCACCGCCCGCGCCCTTGCCGGATAATGCGGACTCGTAAGACGACCGGGTGAAGCCCCCCGTGAAGGACAGAGAGATGTTGTTGAACTCCCCACCTTCGTGCGAGAGGGAACCCGCGCTAGAGTCTTTCCGGTCATACAGTTCAATCATTTTCGAGAATAACGTGGAGTTGCTCGACCCGCCTTTTTCGAAGAGTATTTTCAACTCATCGAAATATACAAGACAGTTTTTGTTTTCGAACTGCTCATCGCAGAGTTTCTTTACCATGTGCTCGCCGGATGAGAACCATCCAGATTTTGGCAATCCGATGTTGGTTTTTGAAATATAGTTAGCGAGAGCTTGTTCGCCTACACGTTTCCAAGATTCCCCCTTCCCAGATTCTGGGTGGGAGGACACGAGCATACTCCAGTGTTTCATGTGGAGGTCAGGTTGTCCGGGGAATCCTACCTTACCATCCAATGAGGCAGCAAGAATTGTCTTGATTTGCGCTCTGGCAAAGGAGAGGGGGATAAAAGTTCCGTCAGCGACACAGTGGGATAGTTCTCCAATCCAATCTCCGTCGACAGCAGTTTGTGGCAGTTCGGTAATGTTGACGTCAATCTTGGAGCTGCCGCCGAAGAACACAATAGGCGCAGCTTCAGTGGCCTCGAACTTATTGAATGCTGCATTGGCAATCTCTCTAATTTTTTCATCAGGATAATTGTCTCCGTCCTCGCAATTGTTGATAGCGAAGTTCTTCAGGGCTGCGTAAATACCTTCTTCGTCGAGGCCTGCATTACGGAATTTTCCCGATGCGGATTGAAGATGAAGCCATCGATTTCCGGCTGCAATGAGTTTGCCGCCATCCTTCACAGGCGTGTAGTTCGCAGATTTCTTTTCCTTTGCGAGGGACCTCACACCGTCGGGCAGAGGGACGATAGCGATGTCTTTGTAGATGGAGTATTTTTTGCCTGAGGGATGGACCGAACCGGGCCCTACGACATACCCGCCGTGACCTTTCAACTCTCCAGTCACTCCACCAATATCAAAACCCGTCGTTGCGACAGCACCGGAATAGTACAAGTGCGCCCCGAAACCGTCTCGACCCGAGATGACAGTAAAAGTCTCGGGGAAACCGTGGTCCGTGCGCCACTTTTCAAAGTCTTCAATAGAATTCACGCCGTGGTCTACGTCAACCACGGTGATGTTGGATGGCCCGCACCCCACGCCATAGTTAGCCTCTACTTTGTCGACTACCCACGGCTTTAATGCGACTTCAGGGTTTCGGGTGGAACTATTGACCGCGTGTGGGCTGTATAACGCCCATGGAGATTTGTCGTGAGGTTCGCATGTAAGAATTGCAAACCCCCGAGCCAGCGCATCTTGTGCTGAAGCGAGAATCTCCTCAACCAACTTTGAGTCGGGCATACCCCTCCAAGAAAAAATAAGCGAGACTGCTGGCACAGCCCCGCTTTTTTACAAATAACAACTATACTTGCTCGACTCCCTTTTTAACCGGGATGAAGCTCGTGATGTTGGCATAGTTGTTGCCGTCGGCTGAAGTGTGCTCAACTACGACCTGAGCTTTGATGCCGATGAGGTCATCCATGTCAAAGTTGTCATCAGCGGAGACCTTAAGGCTCTTGAGCAGTTTGCCCAGAGTCGAGCGGTCATTGATGACCTTATTGACTTGGTAACGGAGGTCAACGTCGCTCCCATCCTTGCCTTTTTGGTCCAGACAGGTGAAGTAAATCGCCGCCCGGTCCTTTGTGCCGTTTTGGGTTTCCACCAGACCGATATCCTCAATCCGCGTGATGACGACATTGTGAAGACCCTCGTCTGCGAGTTCATACACTTTCTTCTTAATGACAATACCCATAGTTCTCCTTTTGCCCGTAGGCTGTGGACATACTGGTACACTCGATAGAACTTTCGTCCCTCGACTCTTCCTAGATTAGCATGCGAAGGGCGTAAAGTCAATAGTTTTTAGGGGTTGCCTTTTTCATGCTTCCGTGTTATCTTTGAATAGTGGAGGGAACATGGCTAAAAAGTATATTTGCGACAGGTGTAAGGTTGAAGCCGACCGCCAGATGGACCAAGTAGAGATTCCGACCCATAGCTCGGCTCGCAAGTTCGCCGACCTCTGCTGTGCATGTAATCACGAACTCATCAAGATGGTTGCGAAATTCTTGGACAAGAGATGAAGTACAAAGACTTTTTTGTGGACGACGGGACGACCCCCTATTACTTCATCGATGCCGATAAGGTGTCGAAAGAAGAGTTCGAGGAGCGTCGGTATAGAGAGTGCTGGCACCGTTGGGGACAGACGTCTGAAAAGACGGCGGTCTCTAAAGGTTGCTGTCGTGATTGCAGGATAGAGTCGAAAGGGAGTGACCATGGCTTTTGATTTAGGTCAGCGGGTAACGAGCACTTTCACAGGCACGGGAACTATAACGGGAGACCTCATCAAGGAATGCGAGATAGATGCGGGCAAGATGACTTTTTTGTTTCTTCAGGAGGTTACGTTTGATAACCCCGCCCTTGGCATCCGAGCGTACGAAATCAAGAAGTTGAATCGTGTGGAAGAGGACGAAAATGGCGCGTAAGCGTAAGGGTTTGGAGGGTCTAGACTACCAGAGCAAAGAGTACTGGTCTAAGCTGTTGACCAGAGAGGGTTTATCAATGGAAAGGGGTCGAAGTGCTCGATTGACCTACTTAGGCGATTCTTCGGTTTTGGAATCGGTAGAGGGGGCGAAGTTCACAGACATGGGGCGAGTTCCACCTAAAAAGAACGCTGAGTAACATATTTTTCTTGCAATTGATTCTAAAGGACTTACGGTGTTTTACGTGCCGCAAAACGCCCCCTACGTCGAAGAAACTCGCATTTACTGAAGAGTGAGGAAAAAGTTTAGGTCCACGAGAACCCCCAGATGAGGTATATGCCACGACACAAAACGGGCGACTCAAGCCTGTAAATCTCGTACACTTTAGTAACAAGCTACACGACAAACAGGGGTGACCCCTCCTCCCGTAGCCGCCCAGCGGTTACGCACCCCTGATACCTAAGCCCGCTCCGCATGCCAGTGCGTTGAGCGGGCTTCTTATCTTTGGGGGGACTATGTCGGATAATACCTGTACAAAAACCGTTCTCGCCCCGGTAGATATGACAGCTTCGTGGGTCCGTGAGCAAGTTGAGGCGGCCAATAACGCAGGCTTTCTTAACTTCGAAGTGTTAACGAATCAAGCCGCCCATCGAGAACTCTTGACAGAGCACGGCTTCAAAATATCAGGTACTGAGCAGAGGAGCTTTCGCAGCGAGGCCATCACTCTCATGAAATGGAAGTTACGCGTGCAAGACGCGGGGGATGGGGTGCTCACTCAATTCGCCTCTGGAAATAGGAACAAACGTCGAGACTAGGAGGGGGATGTGATTTATAACAACCGGGAAGTCACCTTCGTCGACCTCAATCCAAAAGACTATATCGAGCAGATGCTCTCTAAAGGCAAGTGGTATGAAATCGCCAATCTGGAGTTCATCAGGAGTTTGCAGTGCCCCGGTAGTTACGTCGATGTGGGTTCTTATATCGGTACGCACGCTCTTTACTTCTCCATGTTCTGTCCGTCCGAAAACGTCTACGCTTTTGAGCCCCGCTCGACATTCTATAACAAGCTCGTACGAAATCTCGAAGCGAATGACATCACGAATTGTGTCGCTTACCAATTAGCCTTATCTGACCGCGAGGGGTTTTGCAAGGTAACCGCCCCGGAAGGCAATCAAGGTAATGCGACCCTTCGCGAGAGTCGCATTAGTCCAACCCGCATGACAACTCTCGATTCATTGACATTGAACGACGGGCATAATGACGTCTCTGTGATGAAGATTGATGTAGAGGGTCATGAATTGCCAGTATTGCGTGGAGCAATCGAAACCCTTAAGACAGTTCAACATCTTTTCTTAGAAGTGTGGAGTGAGGGCCAGTGTGGGGTATATAACACTCCGTACTTATTGCCGGAGATACAACAATTTTTGTCCGAGCATGGCTTTGATTTACAGCCTCGGGAGTTATCCGAAAGCCTCCGATACTTCAAAAGGCGGTAACATGATTGTCAAGATTCGGGGCGGGATAGGAAATCAACTATTTCAGTACGCGTTCGGACGGTCTCTCGCCGCAATTCGTAACGAGCCTGTTTATTTCGATAAGACAGACTACGCAACGAAGTTCAAAGGTCTGTATCGATTGAATGATTGGCCCGTGCAAACGGAGTACAAACCGGACAATATACTCGATTCGACCGACCCGAGACTTTTTTGGGAACCTTCGATTCGTTTCCTGCCCGAGGTCTACGCTAAGCCGTTGACTACGTGTTATCACGGGTACTGGCAATCGGAGAAATATTTCGCCCCCGAAGTCATCCCCGCCCTTCGAAAAGAATTAGCTGTGCCGACAGGTGATATGCCCGAGGAGATAAAGTCTCTCGCGAAAGAAATTAAAGCGTGTAAACACCCGGCATTCATCAGTGTTCGACGCGGTGATTATCTCACCCCGAATCTTCAGCGAGATTTCGGATGTCTCTCGGCTGAGTACTATTTAACCGCTGCTAGACATATCGAAGACCGAATTCAGGATTCTAGATTTTTTGTTTTCTCGGATGACCCTGATTGGTGTAAGTCGCAGTTCAAAGATTGCGTCATTATAGACCATCGAGGCACCGGGCATTCCTTCCCGATGGCCCCGTGGGATTTATATCTCATGAGTCTGTGTGAGAACGCGGTCATCTCTAACAGTTCTTTCTCATGGTGGGGCGCATGGCTCATGGACAAGGGCAATAGCGTCGTGTTGGCCCCTGACGATTGGTTCCGGGTGGAATGGCTCCACGACCAAGATTTGGTTCCCGAACGGTGGGTGAAGCACAAGACGACATACGTCTAGGAGGGACAATGCGGGTACTGATAGCAATCGCATCCTGCCGCCGGGACGCCCGCAACGGGTTCAACCAAGGGGTTCGTGATACATGGTTGACTGATATTCGACAACACCCAACAGTTGATTACAAATTTTTTATCGGGGATGACACCCCGACAGATGACGACGAAGCCGCCATCTGGGAGTCCCAGCGGGGTACATCCGATAGCAATCGGGGTATTGACTACGAAGCTAAGGGGATTGAACGGGCGAAAGAGACTGCGGCGGAACTTCCGGTAGACCCACAAGTAGACGAGGTTATCCTCCCGGTTCCTGACGACTACGTCCATCTCGCCGTTAAGGTTCGAGAAATATTTCGATGGGCTTACACACAAGGGTATGACTTCGTATTCAAATGCGACGTTGACACGTATGTTGACATCGCTCGTCTGATGCGTAGTGGGTTCGAGAAATATGACTTCATCGGTGGACCGAACGGACGAAACGTCGCGGGAGGTTCTGGTTGGTGGGTAAGTCGTAAGACAATGTCTCGGGTCATTGAAGCTCGGATTAATTGTTGTGCAGACGATAGTTGGTTTCCGACACTCGCACAAGCCAAGGGCATTGTGTTGAAACACGATGTTCGATATAGTGATAACGACATCAGCCCGTATAACAATATCATTACCACGCACGCGGGATTCAAGGCTGGATATACGCCGTCTCGTATGCACGCTCTTAGAAAGGCGATGCAGGCGCAACCGTTCAAGGCGTTGATTGCCGTTTCGAGCTGGGTCACAGGTGCTACAAACGGCGATAACCAAGCCATTCGCGAGACGTATGCACAGGACGTCGACCATAAAATTCTAGACCATAGGTTCTTCATAGGAAACGGAACCCCGGTTAGTGTTGAGGACGAATCTCGGTTGGAAGACTCCGTGACCCACGCGACTCGCGGGCACAAACACAAAGCTATTTCCACGAAAATTCAAGACCCCTTCACATACACCCCACAGGAAGACGAGGTTGTACTTGATTGCCCTGATGGATATCTCTATTTAGGTCACAAGACATGGCATAGCCATCGCTGGGCTCTGGACCACGGATATGACTACATATTCCAATGTTTCCCTGACACCTTCATTGACATTCCGAAGTTAATGGATAGTGGGTTTGAAGACACGGAATATACAGGTCATCAATGCGGAGGTTCCGGCGCGAAATACGCTTCAGGCGGGGCGGGTTATTGGCTCAGTAAGAAAGCGACTGAATTAGTCCTGACGGTGCCCGTTAACGATTGGGCTGAGGATAGATGGGTCGGGCGCTCTCTTGCCCCTTTCGGAATTCTTCTGAAGCATGACCCCCGATACGGACGACCGACCGACCGACCGCATCGAGACAACGATTTCATCACATCGCATCTCTGTGACACCCCGAACGTCTACAATAATCAGGTGATGCGGGATGCGTATGCCGTGAGAAATCAAGATACCCCCTCAGCGGCTCCCGCGAAATATCGAGATAAGTCGTGGGTAGACCCAAAGTATCGTCGTGGGAATAACGGTAACCCGATGCGTCCGCCGTTAAGACAGGATTTAGTTGTTGACTGGTTTACGACACACCCTCGGGGGCCGAAATGACCCCGCTGTGCGAAATAGCTTTGAAGTACAACACGGACAAAGTTAGGGTGAATAAGGATTCGCACCACGATTATACGGAGTTTTACCATCCGTTTTTTCAAGGCCGGAGAGTTCAACGTCTGTTAGAAATTGGTATATCTCACGGCGGGAGTCTTCGAATGTGGAGGGATTATTTCCCCCACGCGGAGATTTACGGAATTGACATCAAGCGTGAATCATTTTTCGAAGACGAACGAATCCACTGTTTACAGTGTGACCAGAGTAAAATCGAGTCGCTACGCACAGTAGGTCCTCGAACAGGCGGACGTTTTGACGTCATCATCGATGACGGCTCGCATATTCCGCTTCACCAAGTCGTCAGTTTTCAAGTCTTATATCCCCTGTTGACCCCCGGAGGGGTTTATATCATAGAGGATGTCAGCGATGATGCGCCAGCAACACGGCATATCAAGCAGCCGTACAAGATTGAACGACGGGTATTTTGTTCGGGTTGGGATAACAACCTAATCATCGTTCCGAAAGTATAAGGAGATTGTCATGAGTGCCGTTCTAGAGCCAGCAGGTAGCGGAGTAGCGGGCGTTCAGCCCAAGGGAATTACGCAGCAGTATCAATTGACGGCGACCCACAGTAATACTGATTTGTCGACGGCGATTACCCCGTACGATAGCGGCAACATCGTGATTCAGACAAAACCGGGTCAACCCAAAGAGAAGCTCGTTAGTGGGGTTGTACAGCGGTCCTCACAGATTAAAGCCGACGGCACCGCAGGCGCAACAGGCAATGCGCTCGTATGTGTCTCAGGTGTTGGGGTAGTGCCGACCCCGCCCGCAGGTTCGCACGCGGTCGACGGTTTGTCTCAAGCTCCGCAACACGAGTAAGGATATCCTATGTTTTGTGTTATAGTCGCTGTTTCTGGTGTCGCTTTCGGGGTGTTCTGCCCGTCCATCGCCAAGAAAATCAAATCCGCTTTCGCCAAGAAAGCGACCGCTGTTAAGACTGCCGCAACTTCGGCTGTGTCAAGCGCGGTATCCGCCGAAGTGAAAAAACTGTAGCTTTGTTGGATGGCGGGGCCGAAAGGTCCCGCATAATTCAGGAGTTAGTCGTGCAGCGTATTTACGACTGTTTGCTCGACCCCTACCATTTTGCGGACTATTGTGAATCCGCATCTCTACCAAACGAAATTCAAGCACGGAGGGGGTTTAGCGATGTCTGGGAAGAACACACCACGGTCAGTAAAGCGTTTGCGAATGTTATTCGTAAAAATGATTCAGGAGCATCAATCGGGTAAGACCCCGTTGAAGCCGTCCGTTCTGTTGAAAGTCGCAGACCGAATCGGGGTGCTTGATGGGTTTTTCCCCAAGGAAATTCTTGCACTCGACCGAATACGAGGTTGGTCTCCGCGTTCGTTAACAGCGCCGGAGGAAGTCGAGTATGACCCCGAAGTTGCCGAGCTAATGAATAAACTGAAATTAAAACGGGAGGGGTGATGGTTATTCCAACGATAACAGAAGCGCAGACTCGACAGTACGAAAAACAAGCATGGCACATGGGTAGCGGAGTTAAGCCTATTATCGACGGCGTGACTATACGCTTTGCTACTGACTTTGCGAATGTCGTATTGAAGAGTTTCGTAGCCGACTATTCCGTGATGATTCGAAAACAAGTAGTGGAAGAGATTAAAGCTCTGGCTCAAAAGAAACAAGCCGAGCAAGCCCCCGCTTCACCCTCGGGATGGACCGAAGCGCCCAAGAGCGCCATCATACTTACCGATTAGGAGTGTTATGCCAAAAGAATCAGATGTGAAAGAGCCGAAGACCGTAAAAGCGGAACTTTCGGGACGAAAGATTGAGCTTCGGAATCAAGTCAATCCCGAGATTGACGGTTCGGGTCATTGGGAAATCAACGGTGACTCTGTCAAGTTCGTACCGCAAGGCGGCGATTGTAGTTGTTGCTGATGGCCACTCCGCGTACATTACGCTCGGCCCTCGACGCGATTCAGGACATGCTGGATGGTCAAGAATACAGCGGCGAGCTGTGGGACGTCCTTACGGCTCTGCGCGGTCCCGACTCTCGTGACCGTAAGGTTAAGTATGCCACAACGGCGGTGATTCGGTCGGCGGCATTCCCGAAACGCCCGTGTGAAGAACGTTCTGTATTTGGGAAAGATTCGGACGAACTTGTTAAACGACGGTCAAGTCTTTTTTCTAAAAAACTTGACAACAACCATTTCCGTGAGCACGTCCGCGATGCGTTCACAGCCCTCGGATTGACTATCGGAGGGGTGAATGTACAAAGCGATTTTAGTCGAAGTGATACCAAGATTATGGGTGGGTGACAAAGAATCCGTCCCCGTCGCGGAAAAGCACGGATATTCCATCCTCGCGGCATGTAAAGACGGCTCTTCCGATTGTCACCGAGCGGTACTCGGGTATACAACTCTCGGCGCTCCGAAGGATAAAGATTACTATTTTGTTCAATCGAACAAGACACGCATGGCGTTGAATCTCATAGATGTGGACGACCCCACTATGATACCTCGCGAAGCTGTAGACGCGGGCTTGATTTTTTTGAAACAGAGGTATGACGAGGGCGATAAGCTTTTGTCACACTGCATTGCGGGACACACACGCGGGCCGACGATGATGCTCATGTTTTTGAGAACAATAGGAGAGATGCCCGAAGGGTTTTTGAGAGCCGAACATAAGTTTCGCACGTTGTACCCCGCCTACGACCCCGGTCGGGGCATGAGGGCGCATGCACGAGAGCGTTGGTCTGAGCTACCGACGTTTTTCAATAGGAGATAACATGACACACGACATCTACTCAGTCCTCAAGGACAAAGGTGCGAAAGGTCCGAAGAAAGAAATCAAGTCCATTACGTATACCAAGACCCACAATGGTAAGCATGTCATGACGCACAAACATCACGCCCCGTTTGATAGTGAGAAGCACGACGAGACGCACATGCACGACAGCATGGCGGGCGTTCATGACCATCTGGAGAACCACGCAGGTACACCCGCTCCGGGTGAAGCTCCGACGACTCCCGCAGTGCCGCAGTTGACGGCGTCTCCGTCTCCTGAGCCGCCCGCCGCTATCACGCCCGCAGGCATGTAGTCAACATGTTGTCATAATGACACTATATTGACAAGGAGAGAATATGTCCGCAGGCAATCCGTTCCACCCCGGCGATGAAGCTGAAGGCGAAGCAGTACGCGCTCATAGAAATGCTATGGAGGAGTTGAACCCCCACCCCGCCGCCATCACAGGTACGCCCGCCAAGGATGATACCGTGTACAAGCAGGATTTAGTGACCGACCGCCCAGCCCGCATCAAAGGGGAAAAGCGAATTCCCGCGCACGAGTTAAAGAAGATGACCAAGAATCTCGGCGCGGCACCCGTATATGACAACGGCGGGAAGGTCAACGTCGCCGATGGAAAGCACCAAGTCGCCATCGTTAAAGACGGTGAACGGGTCTTGACAGGAGACCAGAACAAACGTTACGAGAAGGTCATGGGCGTAGACGGGAAAGCCCCTACGAAGCTACCCATCGGTGGTAAAACAATGCGTGACGCGAATGACGTGACGCCAGAAATCAAACCGACACCCAAGGCCCCTTTATTTGACAAAGGAGGGATGGTGGAGCACACACCGGAAGAAAAATCGCATTTCCATAGGGCGATGAGTCACTTGAATCAAGGCGGTTTACATAGGCATCTCGGGATTCCTGAAGGACAACCCATCCCGCTGGATAAAAAGCAAGAAGCCGCGAATAGCGATAATCCTCACGTAAGAAAAATGGGCGTCATGGCGGTGGCCATGCACGGTTGGAAAAACGGAAAGAAATAACGGGGGAGTATGCACGCGGAAAATCTAACCTCTTGGTTTGACCAACATCGACACGACAAGAACTATCAACACCGTGATATGTCCGATGAGGTGTTTGACCAACAGGCGAAGACGAGCTTCCTGCGATTGACCCCAGACCAGCAGATGAAGGTAATAACAGTTTGTCACTTGAAGGGGCTTACGAACGAGATAGACATCTATCGGTTTCGTTTTATGGCCCAGACGAACCTGTTCGCACTTTGCAAGTTGTTAGAAAAATACAAGGATATGACCGACCACGAGTATGTCTGGACGGACGGCCTTGTACATAACACCCACGAAGAAATATGCAATGAGTTTTTTGTAAAAAAAGACCCGACTAAAAAGACCTTCAAAGACTTCGCGTCGAAAGACAGCTATATCGAGCAAAAAGAACGGCTGCTTCTCGTACCCAGAGGCGGGTTTAAATCCTCCATGAATATGGCGGATTGTGTTCAATGGATTATCGCGTTCCCCGAAGTAACTATCCTCGTATTGACGGGTGTGTTAGACCTCGCGAAAGATTTCGTTGGAGAAATTAAAGGCCACTTCACTCTTAATGATGGGGGTCCAGCAGGGCTGTTCATAAAGAAGAAAAGCCTCAGCCCGCGCATCATGCTCGATGGAACCGAAAGCATGTTTCAGGTTCTATTTCCCGAACACTGCATTGAAAAGGACGACGGTAAAGGGTACGAGTACCAAACCCCAGCGGTTTCCGCTGTTGAAAAAGAATGTACCGTATTCGCGGCATCGATTGAGCAGAATCTAGCGGGTTGGCACGTCTGCATCATGAAATTGGATGACGTGGTCACCAACGAGAACTCCCAGACTGCTGACCGTATTCTGAATATCAACAAACAGGTTAGCATTAACGCCGCGATGTTGCACCCGTACGGCTTTTACGACAAGATTGGGACGTGGTACGATTCGCAAGACACCTACGGTCAGGATATCCTGAACCTAAAGAAATGGATTGAAGAGGGCGGGGCTGTTTCACAGTTCCCGATGAAGATTTATATCCGTGCGGCATGGTGGCAGAATGCTGAAGCCCGGTCGGCGGGTAAAGTCGAATCTGAGATGACGGAGAGTGATTACGATTACTGGTTCAATGTTCCAGAGAACGAACACTCCCTGACATTCAAGTTCCTGCAACACAAGAAAAAAACGGACCCGTGGTTCGCGATTAAGTATCTCAACGACCCGACTCAGATGCACGTCATCAAGTTCCCTCGGGAGCTTTTGGTGCGTCGTACCGTCCCGGCTGCGATGTTGCCCAACTCGGGGATGATTGTCACTTGTGTCGATACAGCATATTCGACTAAGTCATGGGCTGACTACACGGTAATCATAACGGCGCTGATATATGGGGGACGATTCTATATCATCGATATGAAGCGGGGGCGCTACAACGAGTTTGAACTCCCCGCGTTGATTGCGGCTACCGCCCTACAGTGGAAGCCTCGTAGGATGTGCATTGAGGAGTCTGTCGGCGTGAAGTGGATGGGCCGCGAAGCCTACCGCGAGATGGACAAATTGAAAGTCCGCGTACCTATTGAATGGGTTTCTCTAGGTCAAGGCAAAAAGACCAAGTCGAAGTCCGAGAAAGCGGGTCCCGTACTTCGATATCTCGGCGAGGGAAAGTTGTTGTTTTTGAACTCCTGTCCGAGCCTCGATGAACTTTATGACGAGCTGTCTAAGTTCGGAACCGCAGCCGCGTTACACGACGACATCGTGGACGTTCTTGCAATCCTCGTTAATCAATTTTGTGCATACGCCGAGAACGAGGCGAAAGTATCCGCAGCCCAAGACGCATACTTCGACCCCAGAATGAATGCGGCGTACAAACAAGTATATGAGGGGAAGGCTGTTGACCAATCTCAGATGGCCGCTCTTGCCGCGAGTTTTCCTGACACCGGGGGAGAATCAACTACGGGCGCAGGGTTAGGGTCGGATTATTGTGACCCACTATCCGACGTTTTTAGCTAGGAAGGAAATCCATGGACGTACTTACGGAAGCGGTCATCCGCGACGGAGACCCAAACGGAAATATCGCGCCCCAAGATTTCAAAAACGTTAAAACCGGGGACCTCCCTATCAATAAAGAACTCGCCCTCGTATGCCGTTCGGCGGAACTCGCAAAGGCGTATATTCAAAACCGTCAATGGACGTTGATGTGGAGAGACGCGGATTTGTTGTTCCAATCGCCCCGTCCGATGACGGTGTACGAGAATACCTACGTTCTCGAACCGAATGTACAGCGTTTTACCGTCGCGAAAGTTTGTAATGCTGTCGTACCTCAACTATACAAGGGTCTGTTCTACGACGACCCGCCGATGCTTATTCGCCCCCGTCCGGGTACGAGTCAAAAGGTTGTTGACGCGAAGACCGCTTTATACTCCTATATTCTCGATGAGTGTAAGTTCAAGAACCACACGAAGTGGGGGCTTGAGCAGATGGCTCATCTCGGTACGGGTATTTTCAAATGGGGATATGACTGGAAAGAAATCGTAACTGTCAAGCGAACAGCGACAGTCAAGCATGTTGATTTACCTAACGCCGACGGGTCTACCACACGACAGGACATTGCGTTGGATGAGCCGCCAAGCATAGAGCGTACGGTGAAAATCGTGCCGATGCCTTTTTTTGAGCATCGTCCGTTAAATCGCGTTCTCGTTGACCCGCAGTTGGAAGTTTCGGATATTCGGGAAGCCCGGTGGGTCATTGATATCCGCTACATGGACTGGTACCAGTTCATGGATTTGAAGAATAGTATTCGTGGTGCGATAGAAGACGGCGAAGAGGGTGTCGCCATTGACGGTTGGATATTTCCGTCCGATGCTCAAATCGCGGGTATGTGGGACGGTCAAGCAGGACAGCAGATTCAAGACTTGGATATGACTACCCAAGTGCGCGGGGTAGTATTCCACGCTGAGGAGGTCAATAATCAGGCGAGCCCCGACCCACGACGAACGAAACTAGAGTTGATGGAATATTGGGACGGCGGTCGAAAGATTGTTGTTCTGAACAAAGAGAAAATCGTCTATACGGGCGAGAACGAATTCAAACGCATTCCGTTCTTGTCGTCCAACTGGTGGAATCGCCCTCGGGCTTTCTACGGTATGGGTCTCGGTCTAATCGTTGGACAAAATCAGCGCGTCGACCAAGGCACAATCAACTCAATTCTGAAAATCCTGAGTTACGGTGTTAATCCGATTTATCTTCGCCATCGGGATGACAACGCGCCCACACAGACCATCCGTACTGGAATCGGTAAGATTATTAGTGTGACGGATACAGAGAAATCCTATAAGCTGCTCGAATCCCCAAAGGTGCCGTCTGACATTTGGTCGGCAATGAAAGAGAATGAGGCCGCAACCGAGAGTTCCTCAGGTGCCGACCAGACTCTCGTTCAAGGGAGTTCAGCGGGGCCTCGTGCAGGTATGGGACGTTCTGCTACAGGTGCGAATCTGATGGCCGGGGCGTCCGCAACCCGACTTGACGGGCCTTTAGATAACTTCATAGAACAAGTTTTCAAACCGTTCATTGGCGTTATCGACATGTTGACCTTTACGGTCATGTCTGATTTTGCTATTAAGCACGTTCTTGGTAAGAAGATGGGCGAGGATATGCTGGAGGGATTTACCCTTCAGGAATTCCACGACGCTCAGATTGAATACGAGGTCCTAGCAGGCGCGTCCCTCGCGGCAAAGCGGACAATGGCGCAATCTATGGTCATGCTCACGCAGATTTTAGATAATCCGCAAATCCAAACGATGCTATCGGAAGTCGGCAAGAAGATTAATATCGAGCCGATTATCGATATGTGGATGGAAGCCTCGGAGTGGAAGAACAAGAATGATATCGTCGAGGATATGACTCCCGAAGAAAAACAACGTCGGGATGCGAACTCGAAGGCTGCTCTGCAAGCGCAAGCGATGCAGGTTAAGCAACAAAGCGACCAACAAAAATTTGTACAGAAACAAAAGCTCGAAGACCAAGCTTCAGACAACCGAATTAAGCGGGACATCACACGCGAGGCCGCTAAGGCTAGTGGGATGTCGGAGAGCGTGAACGGCGAACCGTCCCAACAAGGGTTACAGGGCCAGTTACCAACCGTCGAGTAGTCTGGAGGGTGTATGGACTTTGAACTGATTCATGAATTAAGGAGACTAAGAATGGCAATTGACGCACTGAATACCAGTATCGCTACCCTCTCAGGTAACGTTGCCTCGCTTATCGCACAAGAAGCCAATACGGTGCCTCAGGCACAGGTGGACGCCGCTAAGGCCAGTGTTGATGCAATCAACGCTTCCGTAGTCGCCGCGTTGACCCCCGCGCCTGCAACTCCGGCAACTCCGGCTGCGTAATCAAACATAAACGGGTGTCGCTCGCCCGTTTCGAGGACAGTTGGTTCCTCATCCAAAACTAACCCCGCACTGCGGGGGTCCGCGAGGAGCCGCAGAGATATCTGGTCGAAAGACCGCTAGTGCTGGGCATCACTCTAAACTGCCACAAATTTTAGGGGGAGACGTGGAGATTGATATCGCGAAGATTGGGATGGAGCCTTTGTCGAAATTGAATCGCCAGCAGCGGGGGGTCCTCGCGGGATACATCCACACGGAAGGGTTCAAGCTCATCCAGCAGATGATTGAGGATGAAATCAAACTGTTCAATCAGAGACTGGTGAATACGGACCCTACAAGCAGTGATGAAGTTTTATCAAGACATCGCATGGTGAAAGCAGCGGGCATGATTTACCAAGGCTTGCTACAGAGAATCGAAGAAGAGATTACTCTCTTGAGGAACGAAACGTCCACCATAGGCACTATAGAAGACCCCGAAAGGCCGTACTACCCGCCAGAGTTTGAAGGGCAAGAAGCGTTTTAAAGTTTAGGATTTCCAAGAGGAGGAAATTATGTACACGTCAACAGATATTGACAACATGTCGGCAAGCGAATACGCTGCGAAATTACAGGACCCGGAGTTCATCGCCGCCGTTAACGCGATGTTCCCGGTTGAAGTTCTGGACCCTGAGACGGGTCTCCCTGCCGTACCCCAAACAGTCGTAGAGATTGTGGCTGAACCCCCCGTTCCGGCTGTTACTACGGTAGCGGCGGCGGACCCGGTTGAACAACGGTATGAATGGCAGCCGACGGACGAGATGGGTAAGCCGTTCGGCGGTAAGCAAGTTCTTATTTATAAAACGCACGAAGAGTTAATTAAGAAATTCACGGAACAGAACAACAGCATCCTTCGACAGATGAGGAAACTTTCTCGGGATGCTCGCCTCGGTCTCACCCCCGAACAGGAAGTACCCACTAGGGCGAAACGGCTGCCCGAGAATTTTGGGGGATTAAAACCGAAGCAGTTGAATGCTGACGAGCGATATCAGTTGACACAAGATTTGAATGACCCCGCGAAGTTCGAAGACGCGAAGGTCAGACTTGCCGAAGCTACTTTCGGCGCTACGCCTGAAGTTATTACGGAAGTGCTGAATCAAAGTCAGCGACTCCTTTTGGAGAATCAGGTCGTACGTAGTTTTGAAGAATTCATTGACAGGGTTGGCGATGGTTTCTATAACGTAGAAGCCAATCGTGAAATCCTAACTAAGTGGATGGGTGAGAGGAATCTCGAACCCACTACTGATAATTTCGAAATCGCCTTAGCGAGAACTAGCGCATTGCTAGTACCCGCTCCAGTCGTACAACTGGCACAGGCAGCCCCCGTGGCAGTGGAAACGGAACCGAAACCGCAGGTTCCCCCTGTAGCAGCTAGTCGGATTACTAGTGACGCACAGACGGTACAAAACGCCAGACGCCAGACGCCCTCAGGATTGAATGACCGCGTGTCTTCATCCAACGGAGCAACACCCGCGAGCGAGCGCACTCTGACACTGGCAGAAGTTGACAAGATGTCCGCCGATGTGTACGCCAAGAGGTCAAAAGAAGACCCGACGTTCCTTCCGACAGTGGATAGGCTTCAAAAAGAAGCTGACCTCCGTCGAGCGGCGAGACAGCGTTAACTTCTCACCACGAGGTAAATAGCCATGGCTTTTAGTCCCGCAGGCAATCAGCTTTCTAACCTGCCCCAGAGCACTGTGAAGTACTACGACAAACGTTTTCGCGAGAATTTGAAGGCGCAGACTCCGTTCGTTCGTTGCTCTCAGCGTTTGGACCTCCCGAAGAATTCGGGAAATCAATATGAGATGTTCATGTACGTTCCGCTGGCGGCTCTGACCACTCAGACCACCGAAGGAACGGTTGGTAGCTCCTTGAGCGTCAACGTCCTGAACACCACCGCGACGATTGGCGAATACGCAGACTACGCGAACTTCTCCAGCTTGTCTTTGGCTACCGCCATTGATAACACCGTCGAGAACGTGGCGAAGGAACTGTCCTATCAGTTGGGCGAGTCTTTGTCGGCTCTGGTCCGTGCGACCGCAGACGGTGCGAACAGCATCGATTCTAGCGTTCTCGTGGAGCTGGCTGCGTCGAGCACTTCGAGCTTTACCGCTCTGAGTCTCTCCCAGATTCGTAACAGCGTTCAGTCTCTGGCTGGCCGCTCTGTGAAGCCGTTCATGAAGGATATGTTCGTGGGCGTCATCCACCCGTTCGCTCTTGGCGACGTGTTGGCTGACAACTCGAACGACTCCCCCATCGACATCCTGAAGCACACCGCTCAGGGTCAGATGACCATGGACGAATTGGTGAGCACCGACCTCGAAGGTAGCGTTGAGCTGCCGTCTAGCGGCGTTCGGTTCTTCCAGACCAACCTCGTCACGCAGACGATTAATTACCAAGGCGTGACGGGTCTGACCGCCCTGCGTACTTACATTTTCGGGCAAGATGGTATTTTCTCCATCAACCTCGGAGCGCAGAACGACACGACTTTCGGCGAAGGTCAGTGGCAGAACATCAAGTGCAACGTCGTGCAGAACGTTGCACCTACCGTTGCAGACCCCGAAGGTCTGATTCCGGGGTGGACGAGCTATCGTGTACACTTCACGACCAGCCTCGGACCAGACACCACAATCAGAATTCGGGAAATTGACGCGGCAAGCGCGATTTCGTAACTCGTTGATTTGAAAGAACTTAGGGGTGTAATTTAATTTACACCCTTTGGTTTTTTCTTCCAACGACGCTTAACAGCTTTTACGTCAACAGTGACGCCGACTGGACGCCTCCTGAAGGCAATACAGAGCCCACTGCGTGCGGAGAACGAAATGCCCTATGACAAGAGCATCAAAAAACGGTATCTTGCCATGCGATGGGTCGCTAGACAGGAGTCTTGCCCGTTTGGATTTTCACATCTCAACGAAGCGATTCACTACTTTCTGAATAACGGTCAACCTCGACCGTGTGCCTACTGCGGGAGAATTCCCGAGAATGGTAAAGTTTGGGGACTCGACCGGATTGACTGGTCACGCGGTTTTGTCCACGGAAATGTAGTTCCTGTATGCAGTTCTCATTACGAAAGCCCACAGCTCTCCTGCCATGGCAGTAAGTCAAGATTTTCCCTTCTGCACTGGATGGAGCGTAATATGTCTCGGGCTTATGGAACCCCGGTACCTTTTGGGGTTGTCAAGCAACGCATCGATTCAATTCATGCGTTCGCACAGCAGTTAGCCTCTAAAGAGGCAGAAAAGAGATAACATGCCTAGTTCTAACCCTACGACTGGCATCGGCGTAGCTGCGTATGTTCACGTAGCCGGAGTCAATGTCACGAATCCCGCTGGCGGGTCTTTGGTTCACCCCGGCAGCACAGCATCCCCCATTAACGGTCAGGGTATCGGCGCGACCGCTGGGCCAAGTTCAGGTCCGGGTAATTTCCCCGTTGCTCAGTATGCTTTGACCCTCAGCCTCACGGGCGCTACAGTCAACGGCGTGAAATACAACACTACTGCGGAGCTGACTGCGGCTCTTGTGGATGTGCTGAATGAGCCCATCACTAACGGCGGATATAACCAAACCGAAGCCGTGTGGGAGGCTTATTGCGCCCCGGCTCCAAACACCGAAGGTTGGTATCGCCCGAACAACGGGTCGTCCACCGGAAGCGCGACGTCTAACTACGACGCTTGTGTAATTACGCTGGGCGCTCCGTACGGGACGTACGATGCCGACGTAGTCGTGACCGCTAACCACGTCGGACAGTGCATCCTTGAGTGTCAATTCCCAACGTTTGACAACACTCTTGGCGATAATGATGGATACACGGCCCCTGAAGAGGGTCCGATTATGTTTATCTATGCACAGGTGGTCGTTAGCGTTATTGCTTAATTTGTAATCCCAGAAAAGACAAGCCGTTTGCAATCGCAGCGGCTTGTCTTTTGTTTAGGAGGAATATGTCAAACTCATCAAGTCGAGTAGGCGGACAGAACTTCCACCCCAGCCAGATTACCCGAGAATGGAAACCCCAAGAGATTAAGGAGGTCCATGCCACGAGGCTACGAGAAAATTCGCGACAAGTTCTTGACTCACAAAGACCCGAAGACAGGCAAGACGATGTCGCTAAAGAATGCTAAGAAACACGCCGCGATGATTTGGAATGCAAACCACGCGGGCACAGGACAGACTGTTGGAAACGGCAGGAATTAGTTCTACCCTGAGGAGGGAATATGGAAGAGGGAACGTTAGCTGCGGCTTTGCAGGAATCAAATGAGATTTTGCAGGAAGAGGTCTCCCGCTTGCGCGAGACAAACGCTACGTTGCGAATTGTGATTCGCACGTTACGACGAACTAATGAAAGCCTTCGTAGTCAGGTTGCAACGGCGGCTGAGAACGACGAGACTTTCAAACGGTTCTGCGACGGTGAGTTTGACGCAGATGTCGTCGAATCCGAGGACGGTGGATTACCCGAATCGGTAGACGGTGGAACTACTGAATCGATGCAGTAGGAAAGCGTCGGTTACGACCGCGACTTGCTATCGTGGCGCGTGCCGATACTAAGTGTCAGTATCGAACCCGTTCAGAGTCGACCCGGAATCGTCATGAACGGGTTTGGTATGTTTTTTGGTTAATTAGGAGGGGGTATGGATTTCAAGGAACTAGAATCCAAAGTTAGCGCAGCTTTTCACGACAGCGTTATTCAGCATCTTAAGATTGACGAAGTTCGACGGTTTATAACCGTGCCTGTCCCCAACCAACGCGTGACGCGCATCGAGATGTTTTCATACGGTTCTACGCCGGAGGCAGCGTTGGTTCACGAGTATGCCGACTACCTTAATGTGACCGAGGATAACGCGGTCGACAAGGCAAAAATTTTGGGAGCGGGGTGTGCGATTCTATATAACGCCCTTATCAAAAACGTTAGGTTGACCTTTCAACATAACGTGATAATTGACTTGCTCGAAAACAAGAACCTGAAGTTTACCTTCGTTATCAACACACAGCCCAGCGTGGATGACCCGTGTGCTCTTATACCGGGATGGATTTCTTTTCGGTTTCACTTCGCATCGTCAAACGTATTCGATTCTCTAAAACCGGGCCTCACTCTAAAAACCTTGGAGGACCATGCCCACTAATGAAGATTACCTGCAAAGATGGGAAGAGTCTGCACCGGAGTTAGTAGACTCTTGGACCCCGGAGCAAAAAGAAGCGGCCCTCAACCGAGCGACGAAGCAGCAAGACGTCGATACGTATGACAAAGAGATGATGGGGGAGTTTAATGACGCCGCGCTGAATGACGCGATTGAAGAGTACTCGAAGCGCGTCTCTGATGCCGCCCCTACCGCCCAAACCGACGAAGAATTATGTCGCATCCAAGAAAATAACGAACACACTGCGAAAGAGTACCAATGGCTAACACCAGAAGAGTACGCCAACGCGGGCGACAGAGTCGGAAAAGTCAAAGGCGTTGCTACCTTCATAACGGAGCTTCAAAAAACCGGGTTGAATTGTTGGTATCGTCGTCACCCACACCCCGACAAACTCACCCTTGTGGTAGTTAACGAGAAGTCCAAAGAAGCCGAAGTCGGGTGTTGGGTTCAGTTCGGGTTTATGCCAGAATTGAGTGTCATGCGGTTTGACGAGCATAACATCCCCACAACAGAGAAATACCGTGGTTGGAGGACGTGTTTGCTTCAGCTCATCCTCAAGGGTCGAATCTCCCGAGAGAAAGCTGAAGAGGTTTTTGGTAAGCCCCCTACGACACCAGCGTTTCATCGCTACAACCGGACGCTGCAATCTTTTAGAAATCAGGGGAATAGGTTGAGCAAATAGGAGGAGTGATGCACAACGAAAAGGAAGTAAAGGATTCGAAAGAACCCATCGCGGCTGACGTTCGATATGTCCCGGCCCCGCCCGCAGAGCCGAGCATGGATGACCAAATCAAGGCAGCCAAGCTGCAAGCCCAGCAACTCGAAATCCAGTTGAAGCAGGAAGAGTTGACTGCAAAGAAGCTCGAAATTCAGGAGCGTCTCGCTAATATCGACGAAAGTAAGAAACGCCAGTCTGACCGCGAGATTAAACGCAAGCAGGCTGAGAATGATTTGAAGCAGAAGTCTCGTGTGTTCGGCCAGCAACGTGCAACCGACCACCTTCGCCAGAATGTATGTTCTCACCGTAAAGGTGGGATGGCCCACGCTCGGGACCTAAGAGTTCTACACGAGGGCGGCGATTCCGAGAAACGTTCGGTCATCCGTCACCGCATGATTAACGGAGATATGTGGGTTCGTTGTACCCGTTGCGGTAAGACTTGGGCCCCTCCGGTCGAGAAAAACTTCTACTTTGATGCTCAAGGATATCAAGTCGCTCCCGAGGATGGCGCGTTTGATAAAACGGCCTTCATCAACGCTGACCGTGAGTATCGCGAAGCGTGTAAGTTCACGACTACGGGCTCTCCGTCGTCTTCCGTCATTTGCTCCTTTCATAAATGGGACACGGTTACCCGTCAGTGGGTCGACGGGAACAAAGAGTATAAAGACAGCATGGCCTCGACCAACCTTCGTTAACAAGCTTGGACGTAGCTCAGAGTAGAGCACTCGGGTAGACGCCGAGGGGTCGTGGGTATAACGCCCCCACCGTCCAACAGTATTTCAAGGAGTGTCATGGCAAACAGTTCCTACACAGTCCAAAATCTTGTGGACCAAGCCCGTACGATGGGGGACCTAGCCCCCGTTCTGCCCACAGGTGGATATTACGAAACACTGGCCCTCAGCATAACTAACGACGTGATGACGGACATGCTTCTGGGTTCTGCTCGCGGCTCTCGTTTTAATTTCAAATTCAACCGAATCCTTGTACCCCAATTCTTCGTCAACTCTTGGCAGCAAGACTATGCCAGCTCTTTGACCAATCTCGGTTGGCTAGAGTCTTGTCTCGCGTACAACACTTCTTCAACTGTGGTACCTAAACCTACGGCTGTGATTGAAGTAAAGCGGGACTTACTGCTGACTGGCGTAAACGGACAAGGTTCGCGATACGCGCAAATCTGCTGGATGGAAAACGACACCCTTACTTATGGTACGTGGGGCCAGAGCACTATCCAGAGTTTTTCCGGCCTCGGCAACCCCTCCGCTGGCGTTGTTTATACTAACCCCCTCGGGCTTACCGCCACGCCTACCAATAACATCACTCAAGTTCAAGACCAAGCAGGCAATTTTTGGATTATCACACCCTCAACCACTTTCAACCCGAACGGGGGGTATGGCACTTGCGGCGTCTTCAACCCCTTCGCGCCCATAGCTACGTCCGTCGTAATTTCAGGCGGGACACTCACTGTCGCAGCTCCTAATGGCTTGAAAACAGGCACCGTTGTAATTGGCAGTGGTTTTACGACCTTGACGGACTTGAACGGGCTACCCATAACGATTCTGACCGCGAGCCCAACCGGGTTTACTGCAACCGTCAATCTTCCGAATGGAACGGACACCGTCGGCACGTTTTCTATCTCTCCCGTCTATCCGACCCTCGCGTCCCAAAATACGGTAGCCACTACAGTAATGGACGGTACGGTTCAGTGGACAGCCGTCTGGCCTAAGGGCCAAGGTTTCCGTATCTCTCCGATGCCTTCTCAAACGGGACCTGTATGGCAGATTGCACCTATCGGACAAGCCCGAATCGCGCAATTTACTAATATCAATCAAACGCTCGACCCTATTCCCGATGATTTTTATCGCTACTTCAAGCAGGGGTTCTTTGCATATTGCTACGCCGCATCGCCCGACCCCAAGGTCCGAGCGAAGTTTGAAATGGCGAAAAAACTGTGGATGGAGTCGTTGAATCTCTCGGTCAGTCAAGGAAGTCGCGAAGACGATGCTTTTGGATTTGTTCCGAGCGAAGCCGGAGTCATGGATACGGGCCTCAACTACGGTAGTGGAATCAGCCCTCAATGGCCTTACGGGCAGTGGGGGTCTTATTAACCCTTGACATACTCTTTCGATTGTGCTATAATCGCAAGAGTGGAAAAAGTATGACCTAGGAGACTTAATGAAGAAGAAATTGGCCTTTGCAGTGGCCTTGTTCGCTTTGGCAACCGTGTTCGCCGCTCGGGTGTATGCGTACGAGAAACCCAAATGTACCCCTCCATCCGTTCTGGAATGCTATTTCGGTGGCGATGGTGGTCCTTATCTCTGCATGTGCGTAGGCACCGCAGTCAAGTAAACTAGCGGGGGCTTCGGCCCCCTCTACAGCGTGAACAGAGGGCTGCGTTCGCAGGCACGCTATAAAAAAGGATGCTCTGTCGGAGACCCGATGTTCAAATCCCTCAGGAAGACCTCTCTTTACATCCTTGCTATACCAATCGTGCTCACTCTGGTAGGCGCAGCCTCTAACCAAGCCGTACTTTACGCGAACAACGACCGATTCCCGGTAATGTGGAACACCTATAAAGTAGCGCAGTACCGCTTAGGATTAGAAAAGACGGCAGACACGAGTGAAGACCTCGACATCGTCATTCAAGCTACGTTCGATTTGCAGGCTCTCGAATCCGAGGGGTTCATCGACGACACTCATTGTGTTATGACGAGCCAGACCCATCTCAACCTACTCGCAGACATTTTTGACATGAAGAATGCGATTTATTCCATCGGCGACTTTTTGTTGATGTTAGGTGAATGGCTCGGTGCATTCTCTCCGTTTCTTTTTGTGTTTGATGTAATTCGTAAATTGCGAGCAGTCTAAAGGACCCATCATGGCAGCGTCAACCCGTAAGATAGGCGATACAGTTAATTGGGCTAAGAGGTTGTGTTTCAACCATAACCCGGTTATCGGGAATTCGTTGGAGCCCGCCTTGACGTCTGCCAACATTGTTATTCAAACCATACTCGGCCCCCCGTTCGTGTGGTGGTGGAACACTCTGGAGATTACATTCAACGAGTCGACCGTTGCGCCTTCTGCCTCTACTACCGCAGTAACCATTGCAGGCGGACTGATGACCGTAACCGCCGCCAATAGCTTTGGCGTTGGTATGCCTCTCACGGGTTCAGCATTCGGCACTATTACAAAGCTCAACGGATTTCTCGTATCTGTCCAGAGCGTAATCGGAACCTTTCCGAATTACACTGGTTTTACGGCGCTCGTCAATTTACCAGATGGTACCGATACGACAGGCACATTCACGGCGACAACGACTCAAGACTATGTCGTGGCCCCGCCCGCAGGGTATAACGCATCGGGGGGAGCAACCACCGGATGGTTTTCACATATCGAACACGCTTCGGTTTTTGATATTACAAATACGAATCCGAATTGGGTTGAGTTGACAGTAAAAGACAATCTTGCACTGAATACCACACAAGGTCGGTCGGCATTCATCAGCCCCGAATCCGAAGACGCAAATGGCAACATGACTTTCCGCGTCATGCCTTCACCCAATAAAAACTACCCCGTGAGTATTCACACCCAGCTCACCCCGCCGCTCATCACAAGCATTAACCAGACGTGGGCCCCGTTACCGGACTATCTTGAAAACGTCTATAGCCTTGGCTTCCTCGGCTGGATGTTAGCGTTTAATGACGACCCGAGAGCCCCGATGTATAACTCTCAATTCAAGGCCGCTGTGTTAGCCCGTCAATCGGGCATTGATGACGAAGACCGTAACATATTCCTCAACAATTGGGATTTACTTACCAATGCTCAGATGATGAAGAAACAGCAGGGCATGCAATCGCGGACGGTGTAACATGAGTCAGGAAGCGGTAATCTCGGGTGGAAGTTTTCAGGATAGTCTCGGCAATCCGCTCGCACTCGGTACAGTCATCGTTGAATTGTCGCAAGACGTTAACATCGGAGTACAGCTTTGCGCGGGATTACAAAGCACCTTAAATTTGGATGCGAGCGGAAGCGTCACAGGAGGTCCCACCCTTTGGGGGCCCGTGACATATCACATGAGCGCGTACTCCGCTAAAGGCCAGAAAGTGTGGCGCGGAGTCGTCGTCGTACCGGACGCCCCCACCTTCAGCCTCACCCCGTAGGAGATAGAATGCCCGCAACGAAGACACAGCTACTTGGAGGCTCTTTCCAAACCCCCACCGGGTCGCCTCTAGCGAACGGAACTCTCAGGTTTCATTTAAGTCAGGATTGTTTGGTCCCGAGCGTGGGAACGATTTGTTCCGGCATTGACATCATCATTCAACTCGACTCTCAGGGCAATGTTGCGTCTTCGATATCCACCCCCGCTGCTGCGAATCAATTCGTTTGGTCCAATCTCGCGATGTCCCCCCAGAATAATTTCTATCGCGTTACGGGGTTTACTTCGCAAGGCCAGAGAGCTTTTGGGCCCAACAACCAGCAAGTCGGTTCCGGCGCGACTTTTAATCTGGATGCATGGCTTCCGAATACAGTCATATCGTGGTTTCCTGCTACCCAGCCACTATTGCTAGAAGTTAACAGCACCCCAGCCGAAAGTCAGATTATCGCGAATTTCACCGCAGGCGCGGGCATTACCATAACTGATTTAGGGAACGGGGAACTAGAGTGGGCATCAACATCTGTTCTCAATGTCGAGGTCGGTGGAACTCCGATAACTTCTACCAATCCTATAAACTTTGTTGCAGGCACGGGCATAGCTATTACGAACCCCTCAGCGGGGGAGATTTTAATCTCAGCTTCAGGTTCAGGAAGCCCCGCAGGCAGTAACGTAGTGACGATGCCGATTCTAAACCCCACAACGGTGAGCGCGGGATTGAATGGGTTTACGTTAGTATTTAAAATCCCCGCGACGTACATCGTGGGTGTAGGACCGAGCGTCCAAGTAGGCCTTCTCACCACGGCGACCCTGCCGTTTATTGTTAATGCCGCGAGTATCGGAGCCACCCTGCCGGGGTCATCCGTATGGACGACCTCCCCGGTTCCGTTGACGTGGCCCGGTGGGTCTTTTTCTAGCGCGGGCACGCTTTACCTCAGTAACCCGGCGGCAATCACAATCGATACTGCCCATGATTACTATATCGCGGTATATATCGACCCGTCATCCTCCGCAGGTAATGCATATTTCACGACATCAAATGCAGGCGGGAACGTATGGCAAGCTTATGGCGGGATTACAGGATTCCTCTCAGGGAATCACTCGTCGGATGCTAGTGCTACATCTTTGATGTCACCCATCGGCAGTGATATTTTCTCTATCGCACAAATCATCATCGGGTAGAAAGGTCCTATGTCAAACGTCCTCCAGTCAAACGGCGCAAATCCGGGTAAACAAACGAAAGCTGCGCCTATCTATGTAGGGCGTATGTTTTCGGGCATTAATACCAACCGTTCTCCCTTGCGAGATGCCAAGTCTACCCGCACGGTTGAAAAATTCTACGGCCCTGCTGGGGACGCTCTGATTGATGGTTTGAATGTCGAGATTACTAATAAACTCACCCTCGGTCGTCGCCCCGGAAATCCCGAATACGACACGGTTAATGAATGGCAGAATGTGCTATCTTTTGACCGATTTCGAGTTAGTAAGGCCTTGAGCGATTCATTTGGCCAAAGCACCGAGGCCATATTCACGATGGTGAGCGAGGGCCCCGAATCGACGGCGTATTCCAACACGCCTGCATCCCTGTCCGCTCTCAGCTCTGCGTTAGCAAAACAGCTTGTGTGGCAAAGCGCGAGCATGTCCGCAGGCCAGACTTACGGCGTCCAAGTAGGCAATGAATTCTATTTCGGTAATGGGGTCGATAATAAGAAGTGGTTGCAGACTTTGTTTCAATGGCCCACAACCCCGACCAGCCCCAACCTTCTTCCATTGAATACCTACCCGTTTATGACGACATACCTCATAGACGGTAACGGAGATATCCAGCAGCTCATTGGTGCGATTGTCCAGAGTTCCGACCAGACCGTAGCTTCACCCACGGTGAGTAATGTTTATATTACGTCGGCGAAGATTTCTAACAACGTTCTCACTCTGACGATGAGTTCCGCTCCGTTCAATACCGGAGATGCTACGGGTTCGGTTCCGGCACCACCTATCGGTACGCAATTTTTCATTTGGAGCACAGACAACGCCGCTGGCGCGAGTCAATTCGGTAAAGGGGGTACTCTCGCAGCTCTGCAAGGTCTGGAAATCACTATAACAGATACGTGGGATAGCACGACTGTCACAGCGAATGTCGACCACGCGGACATCCCCCCGACAGCTATTACGAACCCCGACACTGCGTTTTTACAAATCCTCAACGGCGGGAGTGTGCCGTCTATCCAACCCAGCCAGTACGTCCTTCTTGGGCCGACTAAGCCCACATTCGGGTCGACGGTCCCTTCGGCTGCGAATAACTTCGGGGGAAGTATCACTCTCGACGGACAGGCTTTATGGGTCAACAGGGGGTCAACAGTTGAGAATTGGGGGATTGCTGCCCCCGATGAGGCGCTCGTGGTCTCTTCCACAGGTGCGTCCGCAGGTAGTTGGTCTCCTAACACGTATTACTCTCCCGCGAGTATTGTTCAGGACAATGCCGGATATTTGTGGCAGATATTCAAAGCCGGAACAACAGGCTCTGGGTTTTCAACGGCTTCTTTTCCGGCCACCCCTACACCCGCGCCGAAGTTCGACCTCTACGCGGTCACCCTTAACGGTATTGTAGGCGGGCTAGCTTCTGTGACTTTCAGCACCGAAGACCTAACGGGACATCGGGCGCTCGTGGCGGGCGATACGTTTATTGTCAATCGTCTTCGAGTGCAGTCACCTGTTAATGCTACTGCATGCAACGGCCTGTTATTCACAGTAGTTTCGGTTTCAGACCACGGGTCTTACAATGCTGCAACGGGTTCTCGATATACGGTGACTGCGACCGCGTCATCTACAATAGGTCTCGCATCTTCCGCTGGGATTATCGCAGACGCGGGTTACGGTCTCATAACGAAGAGTGTCGCAGCGGTCACGACGCTCGCGTCTTATTTTTCTTCAGGGACGGAAGTGTGGTTGTGCATACAACCACCCGCAACGGCTAACGGAGTTCCGGGTTGTAACGCTTGGGTTGGGGCTCAACATTTCTACGAGGATGATTTCGTATTGGCCAACAGCCAGTGGCAACAGCTTGTAAAAGGTGTGCAGCCTTTCATTCATAGCCTTCCGCCAAGCCGCAGTGCAGGCCAGCCCGCCATTCAATCGAACTTTACGACACCTGTTACACCCGTGACGTTTTTCGGATTTAATTCCACGACCATGAATCAAGGGACATTCAAGGGGTTCTATCCCCTCGAACCGAACCATGCGCCCGACTTTACTTTCGCGGCTGGTGCAGAGCCCCCGAGTTTATGGATGCAGACAGGTTCGGGTGCAACTCAACCCACGGGTGCGTTCGGGGCATGGCCCTCTGCTTCGGGCGGCGACATATTCTTCTACAACATGGATGGTGCAGGTTTCTTGGGCTCGGCAGTCGACTCCGGTCAAACTAGCCCCGGACAGGGCGGGGCGATTGTCGCCAACGTTTACATCCCAACCATCGGTTCTCCGTACGTTTTCTCCATCATGCACGACGATGGTGCGTTCTTTGGGTTTTCTCAGGCTTCGGCTTCGGGAGGGCCCCCCGTAAATGCATCCTCAACGACGGGTTCGACGGCGTATAACATTCCGATAGCTCAGCTCGTTGGAAATAACAACAGTGTTCGCAACGGCGGTGAAGGTTCGCCCCCAGCGTCGGGCGTTTTGACGGAAACAGGGGCCTTTACATTTCCTAACTCAGGGGTGTATGTCCTAGAAGCAGATTGGGTAAATTGGGAAGACCAAGGCGTTATGGTCATCTCCCAAACGGCACCCTTCGTATCAGGCACTACGGTCATTGGACAAAATCTCGCCGTAGGCCAAGACCTATCGTGGCATACTCAGCCAGTATTCAACAATTTCACGGTTACAGGCGCGGCGTATAACACCTTTCCGTATGTCATAGAGCAAACGACAGCTCCATACTCGTACGGTATTCAATTCGGCGGATTGACGTCGGAAGTTCTTCAAGGGGGACTTTACGTATGGATGAATCTTGGCTCGAAGAGTAATTTCGTAGCCGTGCCGAACACCCTGTATACACTGCCCGGTTCGGGGATTGTAGTCAACACTAGTACCTTCCTACCGTATGGAACGGGCATCTCGGGTTCGACTATACCCACAGCTATTTTCGCGGCAGCTCCAAATGTAGGCAACGTCACAACTCAAGATGGAACAGTCGGGCAGTTGTTCTGGATTAACACGGGGAGTTCCACCACCCCGACTAACACTCCGGGTAAGATTACTGCTACGACCCCGCAGGGGTTTATATATGGAATCGCTGTGGTTAACACACTGGATAACACGGTTTCTAATATGTCGCCTACGAATGCGGTCAATGGTATCGGCATTCAAGTCAAGAACGGTGAGATTGTATTTGCTCCGGGTGAAGGGCTGAACCTAAATAACATTGACCCCCAATCGGATTATGTCGCGATTTATCGTACGACAGATGGGGGCTCTATTGAGCTTCTCATCCCGTCGGGAGGGAATACCAATTACACAGTTCCATTGGTGCAGTATCTCACCAACGGATACGTCGACAACACCCCCGACACCGGGTTAGACTTACTTGTCTCGGGAGCAACAGCCCAACAGAATACGCCCCCACGAGCAGGTGCGATTAACCTCGCATACGCGCTTAATCGTATCTGGTACAGTGTGGGGAACACAATATTTTACACGTCAGGTCCTCAGGACCCGTCGGGTAATGGCATCAACGGGGGCGCTCCGGGGAATAATAGTTCTACGCTCTCGCGCATCACTCGCATAGTCCCCAGCTCCATCGGTATTTTGACGTTCACGCTGTCCGACGTGGATATTGTGCCGACGCAAGGTGGGGCTATTCAAAATGTTCAGACTTACGTTCCGGGTCTCGGTCTCAGCAGCTATAACGCACTGTCCACCAATGGAACACAAATCGGGATGTTCACTACTGACCACCAGTTTGTAATATTCACACCGCAACATGGGGTGGACCACGAAGGTCATCCTATTGCTAACCTACTCCGTCTCCAAACCGGGTTAGCAGGCACCGATTGGAATCCTGCGACGAGCTATGTCGCGTGGTATGTCAACGGCGAAGATATGGGGTGGTTCTTAGCAGACGGCCTCCATGGATGGTTTCGACTAATCCAGACGCCCGCGCCCGAAGGTCTAGAAGGAGGGTGTTGGAGTCCTTTTGCAAGCATAAACCCGGTTACTAACTACGGGTACTCAGGTCAAGGTTGTGGCGCTATCGGTGCTATTGAAGTAGCACCGGGTGACCATAGGTTGCTAATCGGTCCCGCACTAGGTGGTGGTACTGAAGGCTTCGGAACAATCCTATTTCGCGATTTGGATGCTTCCACTGACGGGGGCTCTGGGGATTACAACGGCGGATTCTTGGTCAACGGTACGACCTATCCGGCGTTCGGAGTTTTTGGGTCTTATGTCGTAGCACAACCCGGACAGGTCGCTGCTATTAGTTTCATTACGACCGACCAAGTAAACGTGGGCTCTCCGTGTATCATCGGGGTTATATTCGATGAAGCCCTCCCGTATTATCAAGGTAGCTTCGATATCATCAAGGATTGGGTTTCCGACCCGCCCACGTTGCCCGAATCGTCGTCTATTCTGGGTCAACGGTTTTATATGTCTGAAGCCGGGAATGGCGATACGGCAGCATTGTGCCGACACATGCAAGTGATGGTTCAGTGGCCCGCCGAAGCCGCTCTTAACGAGTTGCAAAGTTTTACCATTTACGGCTCGTTCGCACAGATGTCCTAGGAGACTTATGCCACGCAAGGACAATCTCATAGACTTGTCGAACGGCTGGCCTGAAGGATACACGCCGCTCGACAGCTCCCCAGCAGCAGAATCGACAACGCCCGTCCGCTCCAGCCCTCGGATGCGGACGCCGTTGCCTCCAACGAATGCCGATGCGGACTTAATTCGTCAGAATGAGAGCGGAGGACAAAACCCACAATTCCGAATGTTGCCGCTTCCGCCACTTCAGGGCAGTGTTATATCTACAACGAGTGGCGGGTCAACGAGTTCGGGAACCTCCGGTTCAAGTAGTTCCACCCCGGCGGTCATTAATCCTAAGACGGTCACCCTGTCTGTACCATTTTTAGCGAGCAACTCGCTCATTCGGCTATCAGTGCCGATGTCGCAGTCGTTTCAGCTCTTATCCATCGCGTCGAACAACCCGTGCAACGTTCGCTTGTACGGTAGTGTATCCGCACAGGCCCTCGACGCATCACGCTCTCCAGACGCACCCGTTCCTGCCGAAGTCGGGCAAAACATAATTATCGACGTAATACTTGACACGAGTCCGTTTATCTGGTATAGTCAAAATATATGTGGAGCGAACCAAGCTTCCCCACAGACTACCACGATTTACGTCACCGTTCTGAATCCGTCTAGCGTCTCTATCGCGGGTACGAACGTGACTCTGGTCTTTGTGCCCTTGGAGACCTAGATGAACCGTCAAGCATATCCAGCCAGTCTTTTCCCCTTGCGAGGGGATTTAAGTGCCGAAGCCGGGGCCGTGCGGGTCGTCGTCATAGGAATTCAAACTATTCCGGTCTCCGCTACGCTCCCATCGCTCACTGTCCCACAAACGCTCGTCGCGATAGGTGGAACCGAATACGTCCCAACTGACCTCGATACAAGTATTCAAGTCAACGGCGTGCCCGTCAGTGACGACTACGAGATTTCTTGCAACTTGCCTTTGAGTACCAATTCAGGAACACCTGTTTTGGTTAACGGGGCGTAGGAGAACACCTTGGCTATCAATCTGAATTCAACACTGCCAGCCGCCCCTGCGGGCAGTAATAATGTCGTATGGGCGGAAGACGCGAGCGGTAATGTATCTGCGTCCGTACCCTCGTCGGCTGTCGTACAGACCGAATTAGCTCTGACGGGGCAAGGTGCGAACGTCGGTGTTACGAACCTCGTGGCATCCGTTCCGAATAACGCTCGATACCGGGTAACAGTCTACATCATCATTACGACCGTCGATTCGGTGTCATCTACCCTACCATCAGTTACACTCGCGTGGAAGGACGCCGATAATTCGACTAATCAGACGTTAACTTTAGTCGCGTCCCAAACGGGTAATCTTTTAACTACGAAGGGCTCCGCTACGACGCTCATATCCGCACAGAGTGCGTCTGCTATATCAGTAAGTACCGCGAGTTACGCCTCGAATACACCGAGTCAAATGAAGTTCTCTCTTTACGTAGAGACCGAACTCCTCTAAAAGGATAATCATCATGGGAAGTTTTTTGGGTGCTGCCTTTGGAGCGCCGTCGTCGCAAGTTATGGCGCTCAACAATCAGATTCAGTCATTCAGCCAGTCTATGACGCAGCAAGCCAAGGCTGAGGGTATAGCGGCTTCGACAACCTTCAACAACCTCATGACGCCCCTCCAGAGGATTGTCCAAGGAGGCCCATCTCAAGCAGGCTGGAGTCAATCTCAGTTCAACGCCTACAACACCTCTGTAATCCAACGTGCGGCGGCGGCAGCTCGCGACGAGAAAGCCGTTATTGGTTCGTCCGTTCCGGGGGGTCCGTCGGTTGGCAATACAGGGACCCAAGGTGTGAACACGGCTGCTATTGCCGATAAAGCCGAGCAGTACGCCAGTGCTGCCGAAGCTGAGGGTATACAACAGGACTATGAAGCAGGTCGAAAGAATTTCACTAACGCGGTGAGCGAGGAGAAATCATTACCGGGCGTATTCGCGACGTCAAATGAAGCGAACAGAGCCGCTGCTGAAGAACAACAGACGGCTGAAAAAAGCCAACAGAGTATTGACACCGCGAAAAATTGGTGGCAACCCTTGGTAGTTAAAGGCGCGTTAGGCGCAGCCGGGGCGGCTACGGGGTTACCCCTCAGTACCCTTGCACCGGGGGGAAATGGCAAGACACCCGGTTCGGGATTCAGCATGGACGCGGTGAAAAACTCCCCCGTCGGTAAGCTCTTTGGTGGGGGCGGCGATGACACCCCTGCACAGTCACCTGACGCAATCGCACAAGGTAATTAAGGAGAGATATGCCAGACCCGATAAAGACAGCACAACAGATTGACCCTTCAAGTACTTTAGGTACTGGCGTTCCGACTCAGGCACCAGATTCGGTCTCTTCCATTCCGAATACAGTGACTCCGAACCCTTCGAACCTGTCGCCCGTGGTCCCTACCCCCACTACCTCCCCAACGTCCACCCCGGTAAGTCCCGCACCGGAAGCTACACCTTCGCCCGTAGCAACCGCCCCTAAGACGAAGGGCGAGTGGTTCAATCACATCCTGAAAGCCGTAACCCCCCAACAACCCGTAATTCGCACCACCCCCGACGGTAAACAAACAATCACTGACGCACGCACTACGCCGTCGATGGCAAAGATGTTCATGGCGTCTGTAATGGCGGGTATGATGACGCCTAATAAATATGTCGAAGGTCCGGGGGGAGCACAACGTATCGACCCGTCAAGCACCATCGCTGCGTTTGGCACCGGAGCTGAAAAAGGTAAAGAGCTGAGCCAATCAGCTCAGAAGCAATACGACGACATGCAGACGCGAAAGTTGAACGCCGTTGCGGCTAACACGGCTGCGATGCACGGCTATGCGTCAATGCAACAAGCTCAGTTCGCTGCCGAAAAAGAAGGCGCAGAAGCGGAAATGACTCAGACCAAAAATTGGCAGGGCATCGTAGACCAGAATAAGTCGACGATTCTCGCGAGCGCGGATGATTTTGATAACAATCGAAATACGCCTGACGCTCCGAAAGCCCGCTTGACTTCCGGCATGACCACGGAAGAACTTCTGACGTCCCCGTTCAAAGATAAGATGACGAGCCAATTAATGGTTCAAGATGGTCTTCGTTCGGTAGTTGACCCTAGCACCGGAAAGACGCATTCCGTTCCGACTTGGACGGTTCTTAATCCCGACGTAGACATCAAACTCAACAAAGAGGCGGTTGACCGGGCTGCGAAAATCAATCCAAGCTTCGCTAATTTGTACGAACAAACGAATGGTGATGTCCGATTGAATCTCGGGCGTTTCGCCGCCGTGACTCACCAGATTAATAGTGTGGACCATGCGGAAGACCTCCTTCAGTCTATATCCGATTCTAAAGATGAAGGGCTGAAGGCTCTTGGAATTCACGGCGATGTCGAAGGCCGTCTGGCCGCTGCGGTTAGAGGTAACCCGTCCGCTATGCGGGCCTTGTTGGATTTCGAGAGCGCGACCGCGCACGGTGGTGATACCGCCGCTCAGCTCCAACGGCTTCTTGCCGCCGATGGCGGGGATGCTATTTTCAAAGCTCTCGGAACCGACCGGGATAAAGTGCAGAACTACATCAACGATGTCACAAATCGTCGTGCTTCTGCTGAAGCATTAGCGAAGCAAGGCGGCATGGGTGAGAAAGCCCCCGCTAACCCCGCCCAGACCTCCGCTCTCGTGAACAGCATTAAGGGAAATCCCGACCTAGAAGAATCAGACAAGACTAACTTACTCGCGGACGTACCGACCGCTGGTAAGGATGGTCAAATTCTGATGACGCAAGGGCAAGTGGAGAAGTTGACAGCGCGTCTCGACGCGGCTGTTGCCATGCGTGCAGGCATTCAAGAGAAGAACAAGCTCGCCAACGGCGACCCCGAACAAATGAAGAGGACCGCGAGTAATACAATTGAAGGCGATGTCAACGATGTCACTAAGATTGTAAGTATGCGTGGCAACGCTCGCGAAAACGCTATCAATGCCATTCACGACGAAGCCGCTGACCGTGGGTTGGATACGACTCAGTACGGAGGTTCGGCTCTCGAAGCCAAAGCAAACATGTACAAGGATTATTCAGGCGGACAGAAAACACCTACGGGCAAGCAGCTCGTCTCGTTTGATAACTATCTTGGGCACTCGGCTGCATTACTTGATGCCGAAGGTCGGTTGGAATCAAAGACACTTGGCTTGACGCACAGCCCCGTACTCAACATGACGTTGAAGGAAATCGGCAACCAATTGACCGACGATAAAGATTGGTCTGCGTATACCGCCGCTCTCGAACCTGTGAAACACGAGATTGAGAACTTCTTAGCTGCGGGCTACGCTACGAAGTCGGAAGATGTGGCGAACATGAACGCCCTGTTGAGTGACAAACTCCCTCTTCGACAAGTCAAAAGCGTTATTCGCCAATTAGCGGACACCGCAGACGTCCGATTGAAGGGGTTGGGTCAAGCGTATGTAAATACGATGGGTACGACCTACCCTCATTTGATGTCAACGGACGCACAGAATGCCTTGAAGCGTATGGGTATCGACTCTAAGGCTCTGCCATTTACACAGCCGTTACCTCGCGGTTGGGTCAACCATCAGGCTACGCAGATGACTGATAAGAACATGGCCCGAGCATACTATCAAGCAGCAGGTAATGACCGCAACGCGGCTGTTGCTCTGGCAAAAAACAACGGTTGGTTGCTTCAGTAAAGGAGAGTTTATGGCGGGCAGTTTACTAGACGAAGTTGCTGGACCAGCACCAGCACCACAACCGAATGCGCCCGCGTCTCCGAATCAGGGCTCACTGCTTGACCAAGTCGCAGCGGAAGCTCCGAAGACTGCGAACCCCGTCAACACGATTGATACCGCCACGCCATCATATCTCGATGAAGTGCAGAATCACGTTACAAACACTGCAAAGGCTTTGTGGCACGGTATAACAGGCGATGAAGAGACTGAAGCAGAGCGGGGAGCACCGACGAGCGCACCCCCGAAACAACTCGGATTCACGAATGAAAACGTCGCGTATAATATTGGAAACCTCGGACACGGGGTGGCGGGATTCCTCGGCGGGGTAGCGCACGACCTCATCTCCACGAAGATGCCCGCTATTATGCCCGACGAGAAGAAAATTTCTTGGACCGACCCCAAGGCGAACACTCTCCTCGGTAAATACATCACGGCTCCGTCGGCTGAGGAGCGCCAGAAAGCTCTAGCTGAAGCGGAAGCATATACTAAATCGAAAGGTGCAGAGGCGATTGGTCATCTTCTCAACACCTACGTCCATACAGCAGGCGAATATGTCCCTATCGCGGGGCCATTTGTCGCCAGTTTGGTTGATAAAGCCGAGAGCGGCGATGTCGGCGGGGCTGTTTCTCAAGTCGCCGCCATGGCTGCGGCTCATCCCGTGAAAGGTGCAATTGATGAAACTCTGGGGCGTACCCCATCGACAGATGCGACGTGGAATAAACTGAAGCTCGACGCTTTGAACTCCACAGTCAAGGGTCCGATGCCGAAAACCCCCGGTACGGTCGCAGGCGAACGAACAACTCTTCGACCCACGACACAAAAAACAGCGGGCGTAGAAGCCCCGATTTCGGCCATCCAACAGGAGAATCCGTCGGTCGTTACAAAGGGTGCGACAAGACTGATGACCACCCCCGGAACAGCCGAAGAATTTCAGAAAACGAAGACCGCCCCCGCTGCTACACGTCAGCTCACCAGCACGATAGGTCAAGTCGCTGAGGATAAGATTAATCGACACAACGCCATCATGGATGGCCGACCGACGCCTGACCAAATTGCAGGCACCCAAACTCTGTCTAAATTCCAGACGCATGACGAGGCCGCGCAAGCCGCAGAAGCGACCGCGCAAAAAACATATAAAAAAGCTGATGTTGCGTCCGATGCGGATATCGCGGCGTGGCAACACACGGTGAAGGAAGCGTTGAATGACCATAAGGACCTGCTGGACCGTCACAACGCTAATATTGACGCATACAACGCCAACCTCTCTGAAGGCGAAGAGCCCATGCCCCATGCGGTATACGACCCTAACGCCGTATCGATTCCCGAGAAGCCTCAGTCGTATAGCGAGTTGAAGGCTGAATTGGACCGTGCTAAAGCGGACAGTAATAGCCAAGACGCAGCTATTCGCGAGGACGCATATAAAACAGGTATTCCGAAGGCCGAGAAGGCGATTGATAGCTGGTTCAAACAACATAGCGATGTCATCTCCCCCGCTGAGTATGATTCGGCAAAGAAATTATATGCAGACTCTCAACGTTTTCAAGAGATAGCTAATGGCCTGCGCGGCGCAACCGCGAAGGGTACGATAACCGGAAACACTCTACGCGGACTCGAAGCTAACATCGATAACAAGATGATTCGTCGCGGGCAAGGCCCCGGAGCTTTCAAACGTCTATTAGGTGAGGAAGGATACGACAACTGGCAGAACGTCACTAAGCTATTCGACCCTATTAAAGGCGCACCTAAAGGTATTAAGGCTTGGGGTATATACGCGCTGGAAGTCGCGGCGTCCCATTTGGTACCTTTCGGCATGACAGGTACCATCGCATCCAAGTTTTTGATGGACCGTATCATGTTCAATCCAGCTTGGGGGCAATGGTTTTCTAAGTTGGCTACTAATCTCAAAGACGCTGTTACTCGTGAACACGGAGAGCTAGGCCCTCCCGGCACAGTAGGTGAACCTTTTGGTGAAGGCGGGGCGGGTCGCGAGTTCGAAGACCTTATGAACCAAGCTCAGGGTAAAGCCGCCGCTGAAGTGAAGGCGCAGGCACAACCCCAGACCTCATCTCTGTTGGACGAGGTTGCGAAACCAGAACCGACCGTCACCCACGACATGGTCACAGATGCCGAGGGTAAGCCCGACCGCTTGGAAATCATGCGGGGGGACGAGCCTATCGGTCATATCAAGGTTGAGGAACAGATTCCGGGTACATGGACGGTTAAAGACGCAGTTGTTAAGAATGGAGAGACAGGCAAAGGCTACGGTATTGGTGCGTACAAACAACTCATTCAGGAAGCTCAGAAGGCGGGTGTCAAGACGATTGAGTCGGACGTGTCTAATACGACAAAAGCCGCAGGCGTGTGGCAGGCCCTACAGCGGGAGTTCCCAAACGCTGTAAGGGAAGAGAATGGACAGTACTCACTAGCCGTACCTGAATCTTATACAGGCGAAGAACGACGGGCGGGGTCGCGTTCCACGATGTCTGCTGCTGAATTGGAAGACGCTATCAAGAATCGTCGACCCATTAGTAATCCATTTGACCAAACAGAGGGCGCTCGGGCAACAATGAACCGTGACCCAAACATGCCTCAACCGCCTCAGGCAAAGACGCAAACCGTCGGTACTCCCGAAGGCGCAGCTCGGGATACGGCATTCTTTCAACAAGCAAGAACAGAGCTTGGAGACACCGCATCCTTCTCAGATATCGCTAAGCGTGCTCAAGAACTTAAGACGGCGGCATTGCCGGAAGCGAGACCCGTAACTAAGGTCTCGCCCGAGTATACAGACGCCTTGAAGAGTAAAGAGATTGCGACGTCTAATCCGCAAACCGTGAACGCGGACACGACTAACAACCCTGACCGTACTTCCGGCATGAAAACATTGAACGATGCGCCTCCGAAGTTGAAGGCGACCATAGCTCAAGCGGTGGCGAACTACAAAGATACGGGTCTAAAACTCACCCCCGAAGAATTGGAAACGCCTGCTGAGCACGCGAATTCAATTATCAAAAAAGCAGTAGCCCACTACAAAGATAATCTCGTAGCGTTATACAACGCTATTCCCGAATCGATACGCGGTATCTCGAAACAGTGGTATGAATCGGCACACGATTTGAGCAAGGGGTTTGCTAATGACTATGGTCTAGCTCACGAGCAAGCCGCTGCGGTCATCGCTGCGCTGTCACCCAACAACCCTTGGGATAATAATGTTGGCATGGCGCAACGATTGATGGAGCGTTGGAAGAACGACAGAGGTCGTATCTGGGATGAAAAGATGGACGAGAAACTTTCAGCCATCCGTAATGCCAAGTCGACTAAGCCGGAATTCCGAGGGTTCCTTGATAGCGTGCGTGGTAAGTCCTATGATGAGCTTCAGGGCGACACCCCCGCTGAAACGAGCGTAATGCGCGGTCTTTGGCTTCGCATGGCTGACCAAGCGTACGGCTCACCCGAGATTCCAGTGTATGCCCCCGACGGAACAATCCGAGGGTCGCAGAAGATTGCTTGGGGCCCATACGACGCTGTCGCAAAGGCCGTTAACCTCCTAGACGACGGTTCAATCGAGAACATCAATCGTTTGATGGGCAACGGGCACAAGATTAGGAACTTCTATAACAACATCATTAACCCGTGGTCCGACAGGGGGCACGTCACTATTGATACGCACGCCGTAGGCGCAGCTCATTGGAAACCATTCTCCCAGAAAGATACGGAGGTGGCTCACAACTTCGGCGGGTCTACACCGGGTGTACCCGGCGCGGGCAAACATGCGGGCACGGGGCTGGGTGGTTCATACCCGGTCTATGATGAAGCCTATAAGCAGGCGGCAAAGGAAGTCGGCGTTTCTCCGAGAGAGATGCAATCCATAACTTGGGAAGGCATAAGGTCCTTGTTTAGTCGTGAGGGCAAAAAAGGTAGCATCCGTAAGGACGCTGCGGATATCTGGCGACAAGCGAGCGAAGGCAAGATTACTAAAGACGAAGCTCGAAAACAGATTATCGAGAAAGCGGGCGGATTTAAACGACCCGTCTGGACGACCGATAGTCAGTGGAATGCCTCTCAAAAATAGAGCTTGACTTCGATTGAGCCTTGTGGTACAGTATTAATGGAGACAAATATGGCAGGCGCACCCGTAGATTTCGGGGGTAGGATTCTTCAGCAGACGAATCCGCCCACCCCCGCACCGCATCTTGATACGGACCCACCTGAAACGGTTACCCCCGTTGCGGCGAAGATGAATGTCGACAAGGCCCCATTACAGACACCCGATATGGAAGTTGACAGGGCTGCGCTGGGCAACCCCGCAAACATTAAACCAAGACGAGTGCTGGATAAAAACATACCGTTTGACCCCATCGGGGATATCATGCGGAAATATAAAATCCCCATGACTCGCGAGAACTACGTTGCGTTGAACCATCTCGGAGAATCTGCCGACGCGACTCCTGAAGAGGATGCAGAGACTCCTACGAGGTTCCAACCCCACTACCCGACTCACGAAGAACTCGAACGGGAAAAAGGAAAGTTGACAGAACCCAAGACGAAGAAATAACCTTCAGTACCCCATCACGGGTGTACGTCTCAGGTAGACAGAGCGACGGCTCCACGGCTGACATACAAGGCCTATAAACGGAGTGCAGCAGACGTAGGCGGCAGTTTCCTACCACCCGTGTTATTAATATCACTCCCGTTGCTAAGCGGCTGGTAACCGCCGTGAGTGAGCCTAGTAAGGCAGTAAGAAAGGAGGGTAGGCTACTCAATGTTAACTCAAGACAATTATGTGAAGGGAAAACTCGTAGAGTATGGTTGGAGATTTGGCCAATCATACGGCGGCGGTCATCTCGCGGGACAAATGGTAATGCACACCCTCGCTAATCGAGTTCGCTTGGGGTGGGGGTCGTGGCTCCGTGTTCTCGACACGATTCCTGAAAGTATGGCCGAGAATGAAATCCCCCCGCTCAGTCACCCATCAATCTGGGAACCGACATTCATCAAACTCCTCTCCGCAGTCGACGGGATATTCGATGGTTCCGTTTCTGACATGACCCGAGGGGCACACAGCGAGAATAAAACGGGCGCACTATACTTCGGCGCTCTAAATAAAATCGAAAGACCGTGGTTCAAGCAGCTCATCGCCGCTACGAATCCCGTGACAGGCCAACGCATACACCAGAGAATTGCGGACCTAAATACGTTGAGTTTCTGGGACTAGGGGGCACATGTCTATATCTTCATGGATTTCTAAAATCAACAGCGACGGGCACGTTGCTATCGGTACTGCCATTTTCCTCATCGGCGCGGCGATTCACATATTCCACGGATTGGATGCGAGTTTTGTCGCGTTCACGACTACCTGTTTAGGCTTCCTTGGAGGGCACGCCTACGTACAGTCTCAAGGAGCTTCGAATGATACCTCTGACGTACCTACAGACATTAAATAGTTCGCCTTTCGAATGGGTAGCTCAGCATCTTCAGGTCATTGGCTGGCCCACGTTGTGTATTTTTGCGTGGAAAGTAGCGACCTATTTTGAACGACTCTCTGCACAAGCGAGCAAGACAATCGGACAAATTGACACGCTCGCCACCAATCATTTTCCTCACATGGAAGCGAGTCTGAAAAATCAAGATGACCTTCTCCACTCGATGGACAAGAGTCTATCGACCATTGCCGACAATAGCCGGAGACGGCGCGAAGATTTCTAGGGTTGACAATAGCACGAAAGTATAGTACTGTTGAAATGTGGGGGAAAGGTGCTCATGACAAAGGTGACGAAATCCCAGATTGTTGATGACGCTTTGAGGGTCGCGTTGACTCTTCAGGGTCCGCTTACTCGTGATTATCTCCGAGCTAAGTCAGTTTTTACAGATAAACAGCGTTCGAAGTTTTTTTCGAAACACGATGACATCCTTTCCGCAATCACTGATAAGTTAACCCCGACCCAGCGCAAGGCAGGCATCGGTAAGCCGCTAGCAGGCGGACAGTTGAAATCCAAAGAAGAACGGGCCGCGTTGCCCAACACGAAGGATGTTAAGCGGTATATCCTGACTTCTGCTCAAAACAATACGCACGTTCACGAGGCTTTTTGGGCTAATGTTCTCGCGTTCTCGAAACACTACGACGCCCAAGTCATGATAGGGACGTTCTCATACAACCAGAATCGTTACGGTAAGTTGGCAGTAAAGCGCGGAACAAAGCGTCCGTACGAGTACACTCTGTGGTTTGACGAGAAGATTCAGCCCTTCATCAAAGATTCCGCCGTTTTGCTCGCGCCTGACTTACTGTGGTGTGGAGAAATGAACATCATGCCGACGGAGGACAAGCCTCTGTCGGGGCTCGAATCTCATAAAGGCAGTTCCAGCATCATAGTGCCTCACACGAAGATTGAGATGCGCTCTATAGCGATGCCGCCCGACCGCCCGGTTAAAATGCTGTATACGACAGGCGCGGTCACTCAACTCAATTATATCCAGAAGAAGGTCGGCCAGAAGGCAGAACACCACCATCGCTATGCCTTCCTCATCGTAGAAGTCGACGGTAAGGGAAATTGGTGGGTCCGTCAAGTTGCCGCTCGTAAGAATGGTCGTGTTATTCAAGACTTGAATGTCCTTGTCGAGGACGGGGTTGTTACTTCTACAAAAGCAACAGTTGCCGCCATTACATGGGGAGACATCCACGCTACAAAAGCAGACCCGAGAGTTACGTCCGCTGCGATGGAAATGCTCGACACCCTTAAGCCGGGGCATCAGGCACTTCATGACTTATTCGAAGGTGCGGGTTTTAATCCCCATGACCGGAAATATAAAGACAACCACGAGAAGTTCGCGAATTGGCTACGTGGTTTGCATCGGGTTGATGAGGAATTCAAACGAACGAAAGCCGTTATTGAAAAATACCTTCGTCCGTGGTGCAAGACCGTCGTTCCTGATGCTAATCATGACCGTAAATGGTTGAAGCGTTGGTTGAGTGAATTCGATTATCGGGTGGACCCCGCGAACGCCGAATTATTTCTGCGATTGCAGGAGTTCATGTATTCGGAAATCCGTAAGGGGAAATTGCCTAAGGACGTCAATCTCGTCGAACGGGCGATGGTTAATGAAGCGGGCCTTCCGAAAGGCGCAGTGACCTTCCTAACCCCCGACGAGCCATATTTCGTCGGAGAGGTCGCACTGGACATGCACGGGCACGTCGGGGCGAACGGGGCCAATGGGTCACCTAACAACCTCAGTAAAATTGGCGTGAAAGCCACTACAGCCCACACGCACACCGCAGGCATATTCCACGGACTCTATGTTGCAGGTACGTCAACCGTGTTGACGAAAGAGTGGGGGTATACTGTTGGCCCGAGTGCGTGGTCTCACAGTCACGTCCTGCAATACGACAACGGACAGCGTGCGATAGTTACTCAGCGTGGAGAAAGATGGCGGGCGTAACCTCGTCAATCTTTTGAATCTAAATTCTGGAGGGGATATGGATGAAAATCAACCAACGAGTATTAGGCTAGACGGCACGTACGGAGCCGGGACTCTTACAGAGGTCAAGGTCTTCACTCGTCTCGTGAACGACCCGAAGCAACTGAAAGAGGAAACTTTCCTCATCCCGTATATGTTTCTGGACGTCGGGAAGATTGCCACGATGCAGTTGATGAACCTTTTCGCAGGGTTCTCTATCATAAACGAAGGCAAGCCGAGTCAATTGAAGGAGTTGGGCCTGTGAAGCCCCTAACGGTATACATCGCGTCCATGTTCTCGGACAAGGACCGTGTTAAACAGCGAGCCGAGGAGCTGGCACTCCTTGGCATCGCCTGTTCCTCGCGGTGGGCGGACGAGAAAGTTCCGCACAACGTTACTCTCCAACAATGCACAGACGAATATCTTCGTGAGACCGCAGTCGCGGACCTAGAAGATATCCTTCGGGCTGACAAAGTCGTCCTGACCGTGCCGGAAGACAAGATGCTCATTGACGCGACGGTTGCGGCGTCTTCGAGAGGAGGACGACATTTCGAATCGGGGTTTGTATATGGACTCGCGGTTGCTCAATCTTTAGATTTTGGCAAACCCACACGAGAACTCATCATACTCGGTAAGAAAGAAAACGTGTTCCACTATCTCGACGGGGCGGGAGTGACCTCGGTGTATCCGGCTGTCAAACTTTTTGGGACGTGGGATGAAGTCAAGAAATACCTATCGGAGGAAAGAGATGTCCACGACGGTTGCGCCAACCTCACAAGCCTTGGGAAGTAATCCTAAGGACATTCTAGGAGCTAAGAAGGTAGACGTCACAAAAATCCCCGCTATCGCTCTCGCATGGGAAGGTCTTGCTATGATGGACGGCGCGGGCAAATATGACCCGTTTAACTGGAGAGCAAATAAAGTTATCGCGTCGATATATGTAGCGGCGGCGAAGCGCCACCTCGACTTGTGGTTCGAAGGCCAAGAAGAGGCCGAAGACTCTGGATGCCACCATCTTGGTCACGCTAGAGCGTGTATGGGCATTCTTCTCGACGCCCAAACAACAGGCAATCTAATAGATGACCGACCTGTTGTGGGGAACTCAACGTCTCTCTATGCGAAAGCGTTGGATTATGTCGCGTCAAAAATCCCAGCAATGCAGGAGCGACATAAGAAGTTCCGAGATGGAGCAGCAAAAAAGGTCACTCAAGATACATATGTAATCGGTAATACGGTATAGGCCGCCATTGTAATTTAGAGGACACCCCGACGACCGAGCTTTTATCGGAGGCCTATGATTGAAATCTCCCGTACGGGATGGGTCAGCCTAGAGACATCGGAATACCTTCTCCGTTTGATTTTTCCGTACTATCCTGAGCTGCATTTATGCCGCAGCCTACCGGAAGATATACAACAGCTTTTACAACAGCTTTTACAACAGCTTTTGCGGAAGGAGTAGATATGTTCACGAAACAACAAGTGGCCTTTGAACATCCGGCCAAGGGGCCCGAGCGGTGTCGTATCGGGGGAGGTTCTCGCTACCGATTGGTGTGCCCGATTCAACCCGACACAGGAAGCGATTCTGGGATACGTGGAGTAATCATGCTTGAGTCATACATAAAATTCGTCAAAGCTCATGAAACTATTCTGATGGTTGTGCTCGCAGCCGGGCTTGTCTTCGGAGTCGCGGGCAAGGTCGAGTCTACCATAGCCGCTCACGACAACGTAGAATACGGCAAGGCCCTCCTCGCCGATAAAGCACAAGCAGACGCAAACGCTGCGATTGCTGCACAAGTCGCTTCGGATAGAATTGCATTTGATGCACTGCAAGCGAAAATGCAAGCACAAGATGCCGCGTTGATACAAGCGAATACTGCGCTGTCTACCGCTTTGGCGAAACAACAAAAGACGGACGATGTCATGACTACGTCACAACTAATCGCACGTTGGCAGACACTAGTCCCTCAAGCTAAGTTCGATGGCGCTCCGATGACCCCCGATGGAGGGGTGGATGTCTCTCCCGCGAATGCCCACGCCACGGTTGATGTTCTTGAACAAGTCCCTGTGTTAACACAACAGCTCGCGAACAGCACCCAGCAAACCACAGACGCCCTTTCTCTACTCTCCGCAGACGCTAAGCAAGTCTCGGACTTAAATACAGAGGTATCGGGCTTGAAGCTCAAAGCCGTCGACGATGCTCAAGTTTGCAAGGAACAGGTCAAGGTCGCGAAAGACGCCGCTCGTAAGGGCAGGCGTAAGTGGTTCGAAATTGGATTCGTGACGGGATTTCTTGCCCGACAATTCGTTAAGACCGAAACCGGGTTCTAACTCTGGCGTGTAGCGTCACGACTAACAAACGTGGCGAGGTAAGTTCTCGGACTTAAACCGAGTGGCTGGCACACTGCTGTTGGGCTACATCGCCAAGAAGGCGGTGCAGCATGGAGATTAGAACGTACGCCGACCGTCGTGTTGAAAACATGATAGCGGTGAAGAAGCGTCGTAAGAAATTGAAACAGATGTCAGTAGCTTTGAAGGGCGGCAGGTGTCAACTTTGCGGATATAGTCGCTGTATTCGGGCACTGGAATTCCATCATATCGACCCAGACGAGAAGGGCTTCGCTCTAAGCGAGCGTGGCCTAACCCGAAGCTGGACGAAGATACAGGAAGAACTCGCGAAGACCGTCCTACTCTGTGCGAATTGCCACCGAGAAGTTGAGGACGGGCTCGCCGCTGTTGTGGGGTAGGATAGCGGCAATCCGACTGACTGTTAACCGCGTGGTTGCAGGTTCGAGTCCTGCCGCGCCAGCCAATCAATATGAATAAACAACCAATAAATATTATAGCTCCGTGGGTCTGTAACACACAGAGCGGTGTCGTTGAAGTCACAGACGACGGGTTTGCTGCAACAAAAGCCGTATTCGGGACCGTTGAGTTCTCCGATGGTTCTGTGATGTCTTCGGCTTCGGGGTCTATCTCCGAAACACTCGTGGACGGGGGAACGTATTAGAAAGGCTATATGGCACTCAACACTAAAATCGCCCTTTATCGGGGCGTAGAAGCTAACCTCTCCGCGTTAGCATCGACGGGCCAAGCAGGCGTACTCGCCCTCGCAACAGACACGAACGCGCTGTATATCGACCAAGGGTCAGGCACCGCAGGTATCGGTAATCCGGGTTCTGGGAAGGCGTGGATACGTTCCGCCGCAGGTACTCAAGTTTTCACAGCTTCTAGTCAAGCCGCACAGATTGCGCTCTCCGGGGCGATGACAGGTGACATCTGCGTACGCACGGATATCAATCAAGTTTTCATGTTGACGGCGTTTGTCGTCAATGCTTATGCGACGTTCGCTAACTGGACTCAAATCGGGGTGTTAGGAACCGCGATTCAAGGGCTATCTTCAGGAACAGCCCACCAATGGGTCGCATACGTCGATACGTCAGGCGTGCAACATTTATCTCAGCCTGCGTTCGCGGATGTTTCCGGTTCTATCGCCCAGACTCAACTCCCAGCAACTATCGGCGCGGGTTCATCCCTCACCCTCGTCGATTGCGGAACTTTCTAATTCCGCGTAATATCGCTATTCAGATGTTGCGGGGTGTGTTAGCGAACATACCTACTCTCGGGGATGGAGAGTTCTATTTAGCCGTTGACACTGGACAGTTGTTCGTAGGTTTTAGTGGTGGGAATTTACAGGTATCTCAAATGGCAATACAGATTCAGGACCCCACAACGGGGACGCAGGTAGCTGCTGTACAACCGAAAGGAACACAAGGGACCTACCTCCTCTGTGTTCAAGACGCCAAAGACAGCGGACGGTCAAAGGTAATACTCACCCTGACTAAAGCAGCCGCGATAACCTCCGAGGCGCTCGTCACCATGACGATTAAAAAAGGCGATGCGGCCCCAACTACGGGTACATCGTACACCGTTACTTCCGGTAAGACATTTCGCATTCAGTCCGTATTCCTTGGCGTTACGAGCAACTCAGCCGCGTTGGTCAACGCCGCGATTCGGGTGCGGGAGGGTGCTGCGAGCGGCGGGGCTGTCGCTGTCGGCTCTGACATCATCGCTGAATTGGAAGCCGCTACGTCCGCTGCTACGAGCGGGCTGGGGGCACAGGCTAGCGTGGACTTCCCCGACGGTATGGAGATTACAGGCGGGCAACAAATCGGCATCTCAGAATTAGCGAGTGCTACAACCGCTGTCGTAACCGTTGTTATTGTCGGATTTGAATATTAAGGAGATGTCATGCCTCAAGGACTCGTAAGGTCTGGAGATTTTCGTAACGGAACTCCCATGACCCTGCCTCACAATTTTGGAAATCTGATTGGTCAGCCCGAGCCTTTTGGAAACGTAATACCCCAATCCAACTCCACCCTAAACGGGAATCCGGTGTCAGGGTCGCCGACCCCTAATATGTTCGGGAATCAGGTTTCTTTTTCTTTACAAACCGTGCCTAGTGTCGTAATAGTCTCTCCGGGTGGGGTGGGTACAACGACCATAGATTTGACTAATCTCCTAGGGGTTAATAGTGAATCACTACGGGTTTTTGGAACCCCGGTTGGGGTAACAGTGACGTTTGCACCGTCTCTCGTGACTACCACCAGTCTAGCCACTATAACGGTGGATAGTTCCGTACCCGCAGGAAGATACACGATAACAGTCCTTGGCTCTTCGTCGCGTGTCCCAATCCCTAATATGGAGTACACCTTCATCCAACTTGTCGTAACAGGTACAATCCCTATTCCGGTGGGACTCCAACGGGCTCAGGTAGATATCCCGGCTAGTGCTTTAAATAACTCCCTAGCTGTCCCTGTTCAAATAATACCCGCTCAGGGCGCGGGAACAAGAATCAATGTGGTAAATATGGTGTTCCAAAGCAGCGCCGGAACACCTGACGGTACCGGGGTTAAATTCAATCTTGGACCCCCGCAGGCTCTCGCGAACAACACACCAGAATTTAATGTCGATGCTGTCCTCGTGCTCAACTCAGCAGAAAGAATATCCAGCTTGTTTTCAAACGAGACTTCCGAAACGGAGGGGGAGGCCCCGTTGGCCGTATCGCTATTCAACAATCAACCGTATATGCTTAGCACCTCTCGGGGCCTCACGGGGACGCTCACCCTACGGGTCATCTCGTACTACACGGTCGAATCGATTCACTAAGGAGAAACATGGCTATTCAATCTGCTACCGTCGTACTGTCTTCCGCTGAACTTCTCGCGTTGACAGAAACGCCTATAACCATCATACCCCCGACAGGCGCAGGGACATACGTCAATCTCATATCCGTCACGATGGAATATGTCTTTGTATCGACCCCGTACACCATCGCGGACCCGTCTGATATTTTCGCCCTCGCCCCGCAAGGAAATCCTTCAGACACGATGATTTCTCTTCTACAAACAGGGCTAGTTGACCAGAGTGTCTCTATGGTCGGCGGGCTATCCGCCATACTCCAGTCGTTAAACGCTAATGACGCCCCTCTTCCGGTGTCACAGCTCTCTAATAAAGCGATTCAGGTGACTTCGTCTACAGACGTCGCTGACGGCGATGGCACCCTCGTAGTCACAGCGTATTACACAGTAGAGACCGCTATCTAGGAGTCCTATGGCCGGAACTGTTCTCAATCTTCTTGGAATCTCCGCGCTTGATATCACGGGGATTTCCTCCGTATCGTTGTCCCAAGGAGTCATCAGTTTCACGATACCTACAACACCCGCTACCGTTCCGGGGGGTTCAAACGGAGACATCCAGTACAACAACGCGGGGGCCTTCGGCGGCTCAGCGGCCACGATTAACGCTGCGGGGACGATTGTAATACCCGTCGGACAAGAGATTGAATTCGAAGGGTATGGATACGGCACGGCGGGGTTGTCATGGCTCGCATCAGATACTCTCGCAGTGGGTAACGGTTCGCAAGGGGATGTAAGCGGAGGACTCGGGCTTACCGCGCTCATTCTGTTTGGGTCGACTTCTTATTCAGCGTACGACCTGTTTCACACAACCATTTTGTCGGGCGCGACCCAAAATTGGAACCTCATTCTTCCCGAAACCCCCGGAGTATCGGGTCAGGTGTTGACGACCAATGGTTTAGGGTTTACTTACTGGACAACCCCCGCTAACACGCTGCCATGGAGCAGCCTTACCAATGCTACGGGAAACCTCTCGCTGACAAACGGCACATTCAACACGACGCTGACTATGGGTACGGCAACCGTATTCCCAACGTTTACCTTACAGAACACAACCCCGACCGTCACAGGCCCTGTTACGACCTTAGCTCTGACTCAAGCCACCCGTTCGGGGAGCAATACTACGTATACGTTTACCACGGAATCCGGCGCGGGTTCAAACGCTTGGGATAATGCTTCCGTCACTGTTGCAGGATTTACGAACGCGGGCAACAACGGGACGTTCACCATTACGGCGTCGACCACAACGACCTTTACTGTTATCAACGCTTCGGGTGTCAACGAGACGCATGCAGGTACTGCGATTTCATCGGCGGTCGTGCAATCCCCGGCAATCGTACTGGCAGGCACGGTTGGCGGCGGAACGAACGCAGCTTCAATTCCCGATTCATGGACGATTCAGACGGGCACCAGTGGTGCGTCGACCAACAATCCAGCGCCTACAATACCGAACCCGAAGTCTGCTTTGTTTATTAAACATAGCGGCTCGTCGACAACCCCAGCTTACGTTGTTATGCAAGCTATCCAGAGTTTACCCTCAAGCAATTTGGTGCTGGATTTCAACGGTAATGGCGGGGGCGTATCTTTTACCCAACAAGGCGGACTAACACAGCAGGGTTCTATCTCATGGGGTTCGGGTGGCGGGAACGTAATCTTCGGCATGGCCACTGCCTCAGCAAACTCTGGTGCTCCGATTTTTCTCTTGGGTTTTACCGCCGCTACAGCGAACGCGGCCTGCATCACTCTGACGAACAATTCGAGTGCTACGATAAATCCGACGACGGGTACGACCATCGGCGTGGATATCGGCAACGGAAACAATACCTCCGGTTTGGGTAACTTAAATTTCCACCCGACAACAGGTTCGGCATCTTTTGTCGCTACTCAGATTTCACCTATCATCAATGCAGCGGGCAGCAGTGGTAACTTCACCGCACTGAAAATCAACCCCACGATGACCGCAGCTCCCGCCGGGGTAAACTTGTTTCTGGACCTCCAAAACAGCTCCGTAAGCAAGTTATCGATTAACACGAGTGGGGTAGCAACAGTTATCGCAGGCAACACAACCACCAAAAACGGTTTGGCAGCGACTATAAGCACCAACCTAAAGACAGCACAATCGGCAGCTCTGTCAGCAGTAAGCCTAGTGGCGTCGACGCCTGCGGTTGGCATGTGGCGGATTTCTTTCGTAGCTACTACAACTACTGCGGGTTCTGCGGGTTCCGTACTAGGCGGCACCACCGGGTTCCAAATAACGTTCGTTAACGCCAACGGCGACACGGTAACTAAGACTACGTCTTTTAGTTCGCCTCAAGTTGGAGTAAGCACATCCACGGCAGATACAATCAGCGGCGACCAATACTGTTACGCTGGGGCAGCAACGGCTATATCGTATTCCTTCGGGTATACGGCAGGCACGCCGACAGCCGGGGTGTATGACATCGCAGTGTACGCAGAGTTTCTTGGATAAAAAAAAACCCCCACGCTCCTGTCTGAGTCGTGGGGATGCCATCAACAAAAATCAAAATTACGCTTTGGTATCCATCGGCTTTAACTCCAAGTCATCCGACAGGACATGAGTGTCTCGGTTAATTCGGTTTTCAATCGCGATGCGGGTTAACTCTCCGTGGAAAAACCCTTCGAGTTTCGCATCAACGGTCTGAAGGTCCGCGATTTGCTTCTGGACGTTAGCCCTCTTCAACCGGATGTTCGTCAACGATAGTTTTTGGCTGCTCGTTAGCGGAATGTTATAATGAACCCCCTCGACATTCGAGACTGCTTCAGGTGTTTCGGCAGTCAAGCTCACTATTTTGTGCAAGGTCGTCGCCTCTTCTTCGTGCATAACCCCTCCTTGTTTTTTTTTTCCTAGCCTATCCCCACAGATTTCTTGTCGCACCCTTCAATCTTACAAGCCATACCACACTCCTGTGGAATTAATATCCGAGGTCGCTAAATACAACCCCGCCTTGTATTCCTTGACGTATGTTGTCAGCATGTATATCACTCATCGCCACCCTAGCTACTCGGGATACCAACTTCCGTATAACCCTACCCAACTGCTCGATGGCTCTAGACCCCTCCAAACTTTTATAATATCTCATCACGAGAACGCCGTTCTTACGGTCAAAGTAGTGAATCTTCGGAAGATGCGGCAGCAACTCTTTAATCTTGCTCAGCCGCTTAATCCGGTTTACCTCTGAAATAGAGTGCTGCACCCCATCTACCACGCTACCGTCATTCAGGGGAAATTTCACAACAAGCGGGCATCCACTAATCTTATAAACCTGACGGAACACGCCTTCATCGATATACCGCAATTTAATCCCAGCATCCTTAAACGCAATCGGGGATGTCGGTCGAGCCTTTTGAATACGGGATATCACGGTTCGGACAGGAAGGCAACGACTTTTCGAGCTTTTTGGACTCTTCGGACCCATCAGACCCCTCCGTTAGTAGCTTCTGGCGTTCAATTGCGTTAATCTCTTTTGCGATATTCCCGTATCGACCCATCGCACCCTCAAAGCCCGACAGTATTTCCATCCGGTTAGAAATCTCATTCACAGCGTGTTGTAAAGAAGCCTTGCGCTCCTCATCTGGTTTATTTTTGCAATAGCTCAATGCGTTATTGAGAATCTCCACCCCCTCAGCAAAGAGTTCTCGTAACTCTTGGTAGTGTTGATATCTCGTTCCGAGGTCATCGAGCGTGGGGATTTTCGGCTTAGTTTCGGTCATACGCCCTCGCAATCCATCCGCCGAGGAAAACACTGAGGCTCGGATTCGTTGTTACGAGTCCGCGATAAAAATCAGCTTGTGCTTGCTGGAACTTCACGACTAAGACCGACGGGGAGGTCGCGTTCGCTTCTGCGAACGACTTAGGTCCGAGTACCCCGTCTTGAGGCAACCCCAAAAGCCCCTGTAGAATTTTGTGAGCCCGCGATGCCCCCATATTCACTGCGGAGTCAAACACCTTTGTAGCCACGGATTGGGCGTTGAAATTTTGGTATTTGTAAAAATCCCACCAATACGCCTTAAAAAATCCCATGGCTTGGGCCTTCGTCATATCACGAATTGCTTTGACTTCATCCTGAGTCTTATCGCCCTCTTCGAGAGCCTCAAGCAAGCCCTTAGACTGCAACCAGCGTGCAGATACGCCGAAGTTCGTAGCCCCTCCGGGGTCGTTTACGTTATCCACGAAACCGCCCTCATGACGAAGCACAGTTTCAATAGCTATGTTGAAGTCTGACATTTCTCCCTCCGTAAATAGTATGTCCGGGTATAACTACAACCTCGCCACTGTCGCACGACGGCGAGCACCCAGACACCGTATGACTTATACACAGTGAATCCCCACCCAAGAATGAATACCCCTGTTTGAGTCATGACTAGTCGTGGCTATATTCTTCTTGGTCGATGCCTTTACGGGTAACGGTGATGCGAGAATGGTCATCAAACATCTGTCGATAATCTTCCTCTTCGAACTGAGCTAAGAAGTCCTCGACGGCCTTAATCTCTTTCGCTACCTTGGCCTCATCCGCAGGGTTCTCGTCATCCCCGTCATTCGTGTCGAGACTCGTACCGTCGGTAAAAGTCACTTCCGGATATTCCGTATTAGCGCGAAACACGCATTCGTCGCCATCGTTGAAATACGGGGTATACTGATACCATGAGAACGATTCGAGGTTGGGGTACTTATCGAAGATGACGTTCGCGGCTTCCAAGAACGCATCCTTTACGATAGCGTTGGCGGATTCGATAGCCGCCTTCGCCCTCTTCTTTGCTTCTTTGTACTCTGCCATTAAGTTCATCAGTCTATCCTCCTATCTTTCAATCGAGTTTTGTACAGCTTTGCGGATGACGGTGGTTGGCCCTTGCCAGATATCATCCATTCTTTAACGTCAATTTCCTGCAAATAGTCTTGCGCCGAGGGTATGTATCGCCCTCGAAAATCTTCTAGTACATGCTGCTCGCCTACGTCTCGGGTCGAAACCTTCTTACCCTCGGAGTTCGTTATAACGACGCCGAACACTTTTTCAAGAATCGTACTTAGGAACCATGCCGTATGCGTAAGAGCCCTATGGCGTGAATCGGCTATCGTGCCTTTGCTCGAATCGAGGAGATTGTGAATCTCAATATAGTCCTCGGGTTTACCACCAAACCGCCGAGCGGAAGAAACTGCATGAATCCACGGCTTGCTCATTCTATGGCCTTGAAGATGAGCTTCGCAACCACCAACAGAGGCCACAGGGTTGCGAACAAAACCCCCGACAACGTGGGGTATTCCAATTTTTCACGGCCCGCGAACGCTATACCGAGGATAATGCTCAACAGGCAATACAGCCCGAATACGATTAAAAGAGTCATTTCATTTTCTCCCCTTTGATGTCTCGCACGGTTACTAATTCGTGGCATCCCACCCCCTCAACCATTTTGTGGGCCACTTTTTCGTAAACAAGGACCATCGGGTTTTCATGACCGTCGAGTTTGTCAGCGGGTACCCCGCAAAATAAAATCTCATCTGTGTAAAGGGCGTAGGCCGCGAGGGGCTGAACCCGGAGTACAAGGCCCTTGTTATGGTCGAGTATGACATAGTTCACGACCTCTCCGGCTTCATAAACATTTGGGTTCTGTTCGTACATCACAACCCCTAGGGAGTTCCGGTGTTGTGAAGTTGTGGTGGCGTGCCCTAACGTCGCAGCAATCATGACCACCAGAACAATTAGAGCCGCCAGCCCGAATACGGTCAGGAGGTATTTCGCCCCCTCTCTGGGGTCTTGAATCATGCTACCCCCGCTTGAGACACCGATTGGAATTTCGATTTATCCGCAGGGCGTACGGTGCAGCGTTTACGACAGCCCCCGCAACGCCACTTACCCAGCTTGCCCTCATTGTCTTTGACCGACGGTTTGTCTGCAAGGACGGAACAGCAAGAGCTAACGTAAGCATATACAGCGTTCTTGATATCTGATTTCGAAATTTTGCTTTGCACTTTAGCCACGACCCCTCCATACATCCCAGAATAGACTGCCGAGCAAGTAAACAGATACAACCGCAGGTACCACCATAAAGACTGAGCCTACGTAATGGAGCCCGCAGGCGAAGACTGCGAATACTGCTCCGATGACATATCGTTGGGCTATCTCTCGCACAAGTCCTCAATCTTCGGATTTCGCTACAGCCTGAACCAAACGTTCATCCCGAGCCTTGAATGCCTCTAAACAGATATTACCGTAAAGCGGGTCCTGTGTCAAGTCCCCCCTACGATAATTATTCGATTGAAAACCCACCCAGCCCTTAGGCACGCCATTACCTTCGACCGTTTTGGTTTTCGTGCCTTCAATCAAGACACCCGTCATAAGGGCATATTCGACCATGTCCTCCCGAGTGTTGAAGCCCGTCGCGTACATCAAATCAACGATTGTCTCACGAAACGGATTACCCACTTTGTTTTTTACGTTCTTAATCCTCATACGATGTCCGATATGGAGGTCTCCGTCTTTTAGCTGCCCGCCATCTGTGTTAGACAATCTACGGACTTCGAGTCTGACGGAAGCGTAGAACTTCAGAGCACGTCCACCTGTCGTAGTCTCTGGGTTCCCGAACATTACGCCAATCTTCTCCCGCACCTGATTAATGAAAATGACAATGCATCCCGAATTTGAAATCGCCCCCGCGAGCTTTCGCATGGCTTGTGACATCAACCGGGCTTGCAAACCCATATGACTATCGCCCATGTCTCCATCGAGTTCCGCCTTCGGAACGAGCGCCGATACGGAATCTACGACGACGACACGGACAGCTCTGGATTTCACGAACGCTAGTACGACTTCAAGAGCCTGTTCTCCGTAATCCGGCTGACTAACAATGAGGTTATCGACATCAACTCCGAGCGTTCTTGCGTGGTTAAGGTTGAGAGCGTGTTCGGCGTCAACGAAAAGAGCAAGTCCTCCTGCTTTTTGAGCACAGCCGATGATGTGGCATGTAAGAGCTGTTTTACCCGCTGACTCTGGCCCATAGACCTCAATAATTCTGCCATCTGGTACTCCTCCGCATCCAAGAAGATATTCATCTAATGTCGGCAAATTCGTCGCCAACGACGGCATTCTCATCGTTGATTTCTTGCCGAGCTTTTGCACCAACCCGCCGCCGTATTGAGCGTTTAGGCTAGAGGTTAATGACTTCACCAACTTCAGCTTGTCCTCCGGCGTCAAGGGCTTTGCTACTTCCTTGTCCGCCTTGTCCTGCTTCGGGGTTTCCTCCGAGTTGACTTTGATTTGAATCCCCATCTAATATCTCCTGTTCTTTTTGTTGCTCTAAGAAGTGACTGACTGTTGACATAAATCTAAGAAACATTCTCGTGAAAACTTTCCCCCGCATTGCGACCAGACGTTTTTTGCCGTACTGCTGATAGAACTCATGCGCTGTTTGCACGAGTTGCCCGTGAGTGTTCAACCACGAGTACCAACAGACTTCGCAATTAGTCTTTGGTTGGTTAATGACATCAATCTTGTGCCCACAATCGGTCAAGAGGACATGCCGCACGGTGAAATACTTCCCCCGTAGCTTCCTCATAGTTTTTTCGTTGAACGGGAGTATCTTACCGTCAGACCCGATTAACTCCGGGGGGACCTGATGAACTTGCCCGTCTTCACCTATGAACGCTTGTTCTGGCTGTTCTGGCTGGACAGGTCCCGAAACCGTTTCGGGTAGGGGTTCGTCCCGTACGGCGTTTTCGGGTACACTCTCGTGGAAGCCCGAACCGAATTTGAGTTTCGTTCTCTCGTCAACCCTTTCGTTGCTTTGAACCATTCCTGCGTCATGCTCTGCCATACGACCTCCACCGTCCGTTCGGACTTCATTCGAATTTGTTGTGCCTTCCACTTTGGCATGGTGATGCCACGTTCGATGACTGCGGGGGTAACCCCGTACTTCATCTGAATCGCGTCCTTCTGAATCTTAGGCAACGGGTTCTCTGCATGGGCCTCAGCGGCTGCTTGGCGTCGAGCCGCGACTTCCGCCGATACACCTTTGTTAGAATGAAACCGCTTCTTCTTGATGACCTTCACCCGACGTTTCGGGGCGAGGTCATCCAGTAACAACGATTCGTCCTTCATATTACCTCTTCTTGCTGCGAGATTTAACTCCGACTTTTTGGTCAATTAATTGGTTCTTAAAATCTGTTACGGCCTGAACTAGATAGTCCAAGTGATAAGCCACCACCTCGTCTTCGAGCCCTGCTTGGACCCAATCCAACAGCATCGTTCGAATACAGTGCCAGCACTCATGCGCCACAACGCCTGATGAACAGTTGCCTAGTTTAAAGAATAGGCGAGAATGACCGTCGCTCGGCTTGTGGTGCCAGTGAAACGCCATCGTTTCGTCTGACGTCACGACAATAGTAGAAAAACGAGCATCCCAAGATTTCTGAAAATCGTCGGTGAACACTACGAGAACATGATAGTTAGCGAACACGGGGAATAGAATTCGCGTCTCGTAATCCCCATATTTTGTCTTCTTGACCCTCATACGATTTCCGTGAAGTACGACCTCGTTGGGAATATCTTACGGTCAACGAAAATCTTACCTAGTCGTTGTTCCCACGAGTGCCTCCGGTCACCAAGCATGAACTGGACGAACAGTTCAATATCCATCGGGTCAGGACTATCAAAAGAATATGCAGCCCAAAACCACGGGAGCTTCTCACCTTTCACGACTTGCTGAACCAGTTTCGAGACGTCCGCACGGAACTCCACAGCGGTCGGTTTTGTTTTAATCTTGTATCGCGCCCCCGGTTCACCGCCAATCCGTACACTACCGAGATTGGAATTACTGAGCTTTCTATAGGTGGACATCACGGCGTCGAACGCCCTTTTGTTTACTCCGAAGTTTTGTTTTTTCTTCTTTCGGTTCATATCCGCCTCTTTCCACGATTCGCGTATGCCACTGTTTGAGGTATTCGAAAGCCTTTTCAGCGGGGATGTTGACCTTCGCCATATACTCTAACCCGCCAATCGCCCAACGATTGCATAGGTAACAAAGCCACCCCCGGTTACACTTCCCACAAAAGACCGCTGTGTTGCCTTTCTTACCGCGAGGTCGTTTGCAACAAGCATGGTCGTGGTCCTGACTTAGGACGTACTCGGGGTAAGGTCTCCCGCATATTGCACACCCGCCGCCCTGTTCTTGAATTTCCTTCTGTTTGTCCGCGAGTGTCTTTTTATAAATACGACGTAATCGGGCATCTTGAGCCTTTTCAGCCGTGGTCACTGAACGAACTCAATGGAAGTGCTAATAATGACGTCCTTTCCGATGTAGGAATAAACTTGAGCCCGGTCGGCGATGAAAGCCCCCCGACAGTCATGGAGACGCGGGTCGTTCGGGTCGTTCGTACTCCACAACCCCAAGAGGATTAAATCTGCTTGTGCTTGAGTCATTTCCAACGTTAAATTATATTTCATTGACTGTCCTCCTGACTAACATCCCAACAACCGGATTTGCTCACGCCTGTGATAACAAGGCTGCCGTCTATGTATTCACCCTCGAACGACACGAACTTTTGTTCTCGGAGTGTTTTGCTTTGTTCGAGGGCATCGGCCAACGATTCGGCTTTTATAGTAATCTGAACCATGAGTTTAAGTCGTGCGGTGACATCAAACTGCTTCAGCGTCTTAGTCATTATCTACCCCTCCCTGCATTCCGAACAATCGCGTTACCTCGGTCGGCCAATCGGGGACCCGCTCATCAATCGTATCGATAATCGCCCGTAGGCACATCGCGGCCAACTGTATGAGTTCCTCTCGCTGACGGGGGCGAGTATCGCGATTCGGCTTCGTTAAGTTGTGTTTAAACACTTCCTGTCGATACTCTTCCCATTCTTCCTCAATAACGAAAGCCGCCTCGTGCGGGCTGTTCATTGGCGGGAACATCGTGCCCGCCCGATACGTCTCCGCAGCAACCTCGCCCGCGATGTTATGAATTCGTTGACGACTATAATTTGCGTTCATTCTTCCTCCGTTATGATAACTCGGTCGCCCTTCTTCTCGATTTGAATCTTGATAGGGTAGGTACTGCCCGTCTTGAACCTAAAGGCATAGGTCGTATACGTAAGAGGTCTGAGCCACAAACAGAAAGCCTCTTGAGTCTCTATAATCATCTCTTTCTCTTTAGTATGGTCTCTGTTATCAACTTGCTCGCTTCACCACTCTTCACCTGACTAAAGTCGAATTTCCTCCACGGAAATAGCATCGTTAGCATTTTCTTTTGACCCCGAGTCACGGGATTATTGTGCCATTTTGCCTCACGTACGATACAGCTCAGCGTTTGCTTGCTTACCCGCTTTCGAATCTGCTCGTCGGTGACTTTAATCGCCTCTTCGAAGGAACTTCGTAAACCGTGGAATTGTTCACCGTTAATCTCTCCGTCTAGCTCCCATTGCCCTAGAACGTTTTCATAGACACGAACGACGCCTTGACGTTCGGGCCCTTCCTTCGGTATGAGCATCTTATACCCGCCTGTTAAGGCTTTATACCACGTCAATTCTGAGCTGTCCTTGACTTCCTGCGGGAATCTCACTTGGAACAAGTCGACTTGCTCTATGAGCGTCTTCGCCCCCGATAACGAATCGAGATTCAAGAAATCGACATGGGGGTTATCTTCTTGGAGAGCTTCTACCGCTTCTGTGACTTCCAGCAAAGACCGACCTTCTAGGTCCAGATTATTGGACATCCCCATCAACGTGGGCAGCGTAACCAAGGAGGGTGCTGGATTACCGTCAATGAAGTACACAACAATGACATCCCGCTTGACCTTGTCGAGGGGGTTGCGGTCCTTCAAATTGATATTGTCTTCTAACCGAGTACCGCGACCTACCATTTGGGGAAGAAGGATAGTACTCTGGGTAGGACGAGCAAGTATAACACACGCAATTGTTGGGTCATCATATCCCTCAATGAGAAGTCCGCATACGCACAAGACGCGGGTCTGGCCGTGTATGTGACGTTGTATCTTGTCCCTCCGCTCAACATCATCTCCCCATACGGCTTCTGCCGTAATTCCAGATACTCTAAACTCTTGGGCCACTCTTTGCGCGTGTTCAATATCCACGCAGTAGATAACGGTTTTTCGTTGCTCACCAACTCTCCCCCAGACATCCACGATTTGTTGATTGCGTTGGGGTGAGTTGACCCGTTCAGATAATTCTTTTCGGGAGAAATCCCCGTCGGTTTTGGAGACACCCTCAAGCGACGTGGTTGTCCTGACGCAGTACCCTCTAATGTCGACGAGCCACCCATCTGTGATTGCTTTACGAAGAGGGTAGAGGTAGATAACTTTGTCATATACGGAGTCGAGAGCAATCCCGTCCGTTCGCTGCGGAGTCGCCGTAACGCCGAAGAGTAGCTTTCGACTTGACGGTTCAAGCACCCCAGCCCGCTCAAGGATGCGTCTATAAGCGTCAGTTGTAGAGTGATGAGCCTCATCCACAACGATTTTATCAATGTTGGTCCAATCGAATTTGTCAAGACGGTTTGTTCCTTTTCTACCGAGCGTCTGTACACTGGCACTGAGTATAGGCGACTCCGGGTTTGCATAGTATTCCCCCATCTCCATACTCACGTTCGCCACACCGTGCATGTGTTCAAGTCTGTCTCGATTTTGCTTCACTAGGTCATCTGTGTGGGCAAGTACGAGCATCTGCCCCCCGAGACGGGTTTTCATGGCCTCATATAATCGACCAAAACAATGGGTCTTGCCTGTGCCCGTCGCCATGACAAGTAGTTGTTTATGGACGCCCGCGTCGTATGCTGCGAGACTCGCGTCAACTGCTTCGGATTGGAAGTGTCGCTCTCGCATTTTACTTTTTCTCGAAGAACAGCGTGGGCAACGGGTCGTTATCGACATATCGGACGAGGCTGTGCGCCTCCCGAGTGGGGTCTGAACCAAGTGCGGCTTGAAGGGCGATTCGCTCAATCGCAGATACGTTACGGTTCATCTTCACCACAATGTGCTTACCGTTCGGTTTGCGACGAGACGCAGTTACGACCGTTGTTTGAAAGCCGAAAGGCCCTCTCAAAATTTGATAATTTCTATCGAACTCGGCCTGTGCGGCAGAGTCATCTATATCCACGAAGAGTTCGTTAGCGAGAGGAAATCGGAATCCCAGCCCCTCACTCTGGGTGTATTCGAACGCATCGCGGCTCGTCCGCATGTTTTCTCTGGAACGGCCTTCAAGCTCGCTCATGATTTCCATCCTCGGGGTCTGAAGTTAACAACTAAATCATTTACTAACTCACGTACGACTTCTATCCAAATCTCCCCGTCGTGTACCCGTCGGTGACACTTCCAGCAGAGGCTTATTAAATTCGTCAAATCGTGCCCACCCATCTGACTGCGAAAGACTACGTGGTGGGGGTGGAGTCCCATCTGGCTTTGGCAGTGTCGACAACGGTACCCATCTCTTCGAAAGACCCGGTTGGCTGTCGCTCGACTTAGTTTCGGTTTTGGCAAAGTATTTCCATACCCCTTCGACGTAGTCCACGACGACGATATCGTTGTCCCAAATCTGTTTCGTACCCACCAAGCGGGCTAGCGGGAAAGATACATACTTCTCTAAGACTCGTCGAAGGTTGCGAGCGTTATACCGCTTGTCATAGCCCTCCGCAGTAATCTGTGCGAGCGCGGCAGGGGCAACCGCGAGGTCAAAGAGCGTACGGCTTGTTAACACAATTTGAGAACGCAACTTGTCGAGTTCAATCTTCAGAATCGGAGCGAGGTCTTCGGGTGTGAGAGACCGAAATACGATGCTGTCATCTAGACGATTTAAGAACTCAGGGGTGAACTTATGCCGCGCTGCGGACAATGCGACCCCTTTCATTGTGTCATAATCGAATTCCGTGCCGTCGGGTCTGACGAACCCGAGCCCCGCGTTGCCTGCCTTGACTGCGAGTTCCGCTGAGCCCACATTGCTCGTCATGATGATGACAGTCGGGGAGAAATCAACCACCTCATTCATGCCCGTAGTCATCGTCCCTCGGTCTAGTATGCCGAGTAAGAGATTCCACAGGGAGTCATTTGCTTTTTCAATCTCGTCGAACAGGATGACCCGAAAAGCGGGGTCAATCTGACCGGACTCTACGTCCCCACCGACCGTCTTGGTATATGTACAAAACCCTTCTCGAATGGACTTATTTGTGAAGAACGGGTGCGTCTCACGATGGCCGAGATATCCGGGGGGCGACCCTTGGAGCTTCGCAATTTCGTGACTATGTTGGAATTCTGCACAGTCGACCTTCATGAGCTTACGAACGTCGCCGAACAATCCCTCGACAAACGCTTCGACAGAACCCGTCTTACCGACCCCCGTCGGGCCTAAAAACAACAAACTGGCAATCGGGCGTTTTCGGTCATAAATCCCGCTGTGATACTTCTCCAAAACCCGAGACAAAGCCTCGAATGCTTTCGGTTGGCCTACAATACGGTTCTTGAATTTGAGAGCGAGTTCGTCGCCCTTCGGACTCGTCTTCGTCTCGTCCAATTGTCGAATCATTCATAGACCCCCTCAACGTGCAAACTCACCCCAATGAAGTACGGTTGCATTCAGCACATAATGAAATAACAGCGTCAACACCCCTCTCAGGGGTATAATCCTCATTGTTAACCTTGACGCTGCCTATGTTAAGACATTGTCTGTATTGCTTTTCATCCGACGGACGGAAGAATAAAATCCATCCCCCACCACGCTTAGCATGTCCCGCTTGACACCGTTTATTCTTTAACATGCAAACCTCTGTAACCTAACGGAATTTAGAAAACGTCAATCGTACCGTGGGATTTCACTTCTCTAACCACCGGGTGATAAACCCCATCTTTCGTACAAAAACGAATCGCTTTTTCGGCGGCTCTTACAGCCGTAGGGGCTAAAATCCACAGGGTGGTGAAACGGTCGTGCTCCATAACTACCGCCCACAGCTTACGTGTTTGTGTCATAATTCCTCCTTAGTCGTTATCGACGGTATCCCCGTCGGGTAAGCCCGCATCTTCGATAGAGGTTTCTGAGCCCGCAGAAGTTGCCTCAAGGGGCTATTGGGGCTCTTCGACGTTATAATTCGGGTCAGCCATCAGGTTAGCAGCCATCATCTCCAGAGCCGCGCCGTCGCTCATCTCTGTAACACTACCATCTTCGTCAACGAGCTGAGACTCGGGACACTGTTTCTTCATGAGCGCAATCGCGGGCTTGATGACATTTTCACGGGCCAATTTCTTGACCTTGAAGTTAATCCAGACCATCGATTCATCATCCGTCAAGCCCTTAATGGTGTCGACTTCGAACTGTACTTCCTCGGGTGTCATCGTAGCCGCCTTGAGAGTCAGCTCGCGAATAACCATAGACATCGGCACGCCGTTGAATTCACCAGCGGATTTCAATTGCGTAATGATACGCAGTTTAGTCAATCCGATAGGTTCGTATTCAGCGCGGGTCAGCCCCGAATCCGCGCCGTTCTCGGTCACGCGATACAGATAATAACACTTACTGTACTTCATGCCCAACTCAGCCAGACTTTTGAGATATTTCGAGAATGAGGTAAAGCCCCACTCGGAGTGAAAATTCTTGCTCTTGACTTCATACAGCAAATCGGCGAGGTCAAACGAAGATGAGCTAACACCCTTGATTAACCTATTGATTTCGCGCTTAATCTTCGCTGCGCGACCCGCTTCAACTTCCCCGACAATGGCCTGTTCATCACTCATGATTGCTCCTAGAGACATCCTGAAGGTGAATCATCGCCTACTTCAGACTCGTTGTCAAGCGCATTCTCAATCGTGCCCAACATTTCGTCTTCCTTAGCAAGCAGAAGCTCTTCGCCGTTGAGCTTAAACAATTGACCCGAGTACTTACCGAATGCGACTGTTTGGCCGATTTCAAAGGTTGTGACCTTCGGACCCACGTTCAGAATGACGCCCTCCACGGGTTGTTCCTTTTCGACCGAATCAGCCAGTTCGAGAATACCACTGCCTAGTTTGGCCTCAACCCGACGGATGAGGAGAACATCCCCAGCAGGCCGAAAGGTCTTGCGCTTAGGTGCGACTGTGGGTTCTGGCGTGAATTCATTACGCGGTTCCGTGGATAGATTGCGAGAGAAATCGTCGTCTCCGACGCCTCCGATAAATTGCGCGGTTCGGGCGTATCCGCCCGCTAGAACATCTTTTTTCATATTGCGTCCCCTTGAATATCAAATCGACCCGTTTGTGGGTCTCTAAAACGAGCACCCCCGAATCGGCGCTTATTATTCTGCTGTTCGGACTTGGTTGGTTGCCAGCCCGAAACGCCATTTCTAGCTTCCTCCTAGTATTCTCTTACGCAGTTCCAATCCGGCTTGAACGCCTGCGTTCTCTACGATAGACTCCAGCCCCCGGTCGAGGTATGTCTCGGATATTACTTTACGGGACACAGCGTCGTCGCCCACAGTTTCGAGGAGCTTCTCCATGAAACGGCATCCATAAAAAGCTTTAGCAGCGGCATGCAACGTCATGGTCTCTCCTAGAAATACAGCGCAGACGGAATTGCGGGTGTGGAATCCACGAAATGGAATTCGACCTGAGCAGCCTCGCCCGAACCCGACACGGTGACCGTTACGGTTTTGCCGAGCTTTGCAGCAGTACTGACGATAGCGAGTAATTCCGGCGCGGACAGGGCGTTCGGTTTCTTGCCCGTCGGTGTAACGTCATAGCCCTTGATGTAGAAAGCGGGCGAAGTTTTCGGGAAGCGCAACGTGGATATATACGACATTGCGTTAGTACGATAGTCTTGGAACTTCTGCTTCAAAGACGTCCGGGTGTTGAAGTCCTTCTCGGTACCACGAGTAGTGCTTTGCTTTTTGGCTGTCATGTTTCCTCCAGTTTTAATAGGCGAAGCCATTAACAAGGGGCCTTGCATTTTTCGTCATCGGCTTAACCTGTCTCCAGATGATAGGGCGAATGTCCTTCTTATCGAGCAATGCGAACATTATGCTTGAAAATTCTTCGTTCTCGGGCTTAGTGAACGCGAGAGCGTATTCCTTGCGAAGCCCGCCCATGTCTACATACGGCGTGCCGCCTGCGAGAGTAACATTCGCCATAGCGTCCAAGAATTTCTTATCTACCGCCGTCTTCTCTTCGAAGAATCGGGCAATCGCTTGACCTTCAAGACGGATGTACTCGCTCTTCAAAGCCCGCTGCCACTTCTCGACGAATTTCTTAAACCACGGTGTCGAATTCGTCAAGTACTCATTCATCTCGATAGTCTGATTCTGCGACATCACATCCCAGATATGCTTCGGAGAAACGTTGGTCACTAACCGATGTAGCCTGAGATACTCAACGAATTTCATCTTCAGTCTAAACGGCGTCTGGCCTTTACGATACCACGTCAACACAAAACCCTCATCCAACCTATCGGGGTTAGGCATCTCTTGCAAAGTTTTTTGTCGTGCCTGTTCTAACGTCATATCGAATAGCTTCGGCGTATCGAGGTTAAATTCCATACCTAAAGCGCCTAAAGCATCGGGTCCGTACTCTTCGCCCGTCTCGTTGTTTACCAGAGCGAGCAGCACTAGTTGGTTTCTCGTGCCATAATTCACCACGATACGCAAATCAGGCATAATCCCTTCGAATACAGGTGTCCAGCCCTGAGGCCACGCGGGCGAGGGTCCATCTTTTGGGAATGCCTTATTGTACCACGCAGTTGCCCACTTCGCGTGCGTCGAATGAAATGAGCCCTTGGATGCTAAGTAATTCACGCCCTCCCAAATATAAAGAGTACACATAAACCCGTCCATCTTTTCCCAGATGACAGGTTCACCCGTCGCACCTTTAGCTTGTGGACCCCCGGCTCCTGCATAGGCCCCGACGAGCGCCCCGTAATTATGGAACTTCTCAAACGGTCGAGCGATGACCTCCCCGGTAGTGCAGTGAACGATAATCCCGCGACACTTGCTCGTCACTTCATCCCAAATCTGTTCTTGAACACACTTACGCGAATAGTTATAGATATTCAAGGGGAACTCATCGTGGGTGTTGACCGTGATGAGGCCCGCGTTGACATACTTCTCGTTGAACTCCTCCGGGGTAAGGCCGATATACGTAAAAAAGTTCATGCGAATAAGCCCTCACCTGTGGCAATCGAATGGTCAATTGCGGCACCTTGCTCCGGGTTGCGGTCGGCAAATTGTCCGATAGAGGGAACAATGGGTTGTGTGAATTCGATATCCTGCTTCACAACCCCCGGCGGGGTAATGCCGATACGAACATCAAATTCTTTTGAGGCTAATCGCCCCAGACCGTTCTCGACCTGAGCAGCGGTATGTTCGGGCTTTAATCCCGAGCGGTTCTTCTTAGAGTTGCCCGAGTGTCGGAAAGTCTTGCCGTTAATCCATCCAAGTCTAGGAATTTGCATCACACCCCCTGCAATTTTTTACAAGTACGTCGAGCCTGTTTCCCCCACTTTTATGATTCTAGCACTTCAGTACTAGGAAAGTCAAGAGAAAAGATTATATATCTAACACAATCGGCGCGTTAATAGGCTCGTACATTTCGTTGCAAATCGCGGCATTTACGTATGTTGTTTGTCCAATTTTGGTCTGACCGTAACCCTCGTGGAGGTGCCCGAAAACGTGTAGCGTTGGCGCAACGTCGGCGACTCGGGTTCGGAGGTCCGCGCAGCCTACAGATTCAAACCCGACCCTGTCTAGAATACCCATCGGCGGGCCGTGGGTTATGAGGACATCCACCTGTCCCCTTGGTATACGACCCCAATGCCCCCTAATTTCTTCTCCGCGTCTAGCATTAAACGCCCAGCCCCACCCAAAATTCGGCGTCCATGGAGAGCCGTAGAAATTCACCCCGCGAATATTAATCAAAGAATCTTGGAGGTATGTCGCGTTAGTTAGGACGCCTTCGAGATTCCCCTGCGTCCAACCTCTCTCGTGATTACCCGCGATAACCACTTTGTGCTCGTGGGGGAGACCCCCGAGCCAATCATTGAACCCGAGAACATCCCGAAGTTCCCCTACACCAGTGAAATCGCCGCAATGCACTAAGACATCCCCATCGGGGATGGGGTGCGTCATGTTTTTATGAAGACTGTGGGTGTCGCTCAGCAGAATAAGACGCATGGCTATCCTCCCAAATTTTCTTACACGCTTGACATTGCGAACCGCCGGGTAGACACTTACTTCTCCGCACCCCTCGATATCCTTTAGCCTTGGGGCATTCTATTTTATCGCGAGCCAGTTTGTCAAGAGCCTTCGCTTCAGCCCGAATCTCTTTTTTTACATCTAACATCTCGTCAATTCGCTTTTGGGTTGCGTCTAGCGCCCTACATAGATTGAGACAACATAAGAACCCCCGGAGGTCTTCCGCTTGCGCTTCCCTCCCAGCGGCGTGCCACGGGTCGAAGCTCGCGTCTTCTTTGTCGAGACGAAGTATCCAACGGTCAACTATCGGCCCAAGCTCTGGAAACTCTTCTTCCGTCGCTGCGACGTACAAACTCCCCTGCCACAGATAAGTCACATACAGCCCGCCGGAGGTCTTCCAATCGCAGTAGCTCAACCTGTCAGCAAAAGGCTCAACACAACACCCACGGTCGTCGCAGGAGTCCACGAGCGCAAGCATATCTCCGGTACCGCAACATTTGTGTTCGAGGGAGAGAGCCCGAAATTCTGATTTTACGATACGGACGTTATGCCGTACGAGAAACGTCAGTGCAGCAATCGCGCCATTCTCCGCTCTCTCGTCTTCGGGAAAACATGAAAACAGCTCTTCGAGCCGTCTTCCATCTCGGGATATAATCGCTTTGCACACCCGGTCGATGAAGTCGTGTGCTTGATGTCCGACATCCCCCGCGTCTTCCAATGCATCAGTATCCGCCCGTTTAGCATCGAACAAGATACGGTCTAACTCTTCGACGAATAGCTGGATAGACCCGTCTGGGCCGAGGCCTTGAGCGAGCACCTTTTCCCGAGCACGGGCGAGTGCGAGTTTCACGGCCCAACGGATGAGCGGTTGACTTTTATCGACTGCTTTCTTAAGAACCCCCGTGACGCCGGAGAGTTCCTCTAGTTCGCCCGCGTCATAGAGGAAGTGCTTCCACGCTCTAGGACTGAAGCAGGTATGAACCCTTCCCCCGTAGGCAGGGGTCGGGGTGGTCATATCTGGATATTTCTTGATTACGATACCCACAGGACTCCTAGAATGTATCTTTTCCTAAAAACCAACCGACGTATCTGCCACGGAAGTCCTCGGGGGTTGTCATTACGATAGACCCAAGCTCTCCATCGGTGCCCATCTTGTGGTAATAATTCGGGATGACGGCCCGTCCGTTCTTATCGTCCGATACGGCGAGACGGCTGTGGAGCAGAATAACGGTGAATTGTGGTATCCGCGCCAAGGCCGACAGCATGATTCTCTGTCCGGTGGACATGTCTTCGGAGTTTCGTTTGACTTCCAGCAACAAAAATCGGGCTTTTCGCTCAACGAGATGGTAAGTCAACCCATCGACATTCGTAGGAAGACACCTATGGTTGAGAAAACCCCAATCATCGGCATATTGCGGATATTTGAATATTCCCATGTATCGATATTACTCCAGCTTCAAGCCGCTGTCAAGTTTTACTTCTACGACCGATATTGTCGCTCTCACGGTAGTCCATCGCCTGCCCTTGACCTGCTTGAGCGCGTGTCCGATTGCCCGAGATATCGCCGCCTTCGGCGTTGTAGCTTCGCCTCTTCCGGTTTTATATATGGACGGGCCCTTCAATTCGGGAAACATGCACTCCGCGATGGCGAGCTTCATAGAGAGGACTCCACCGTCCGTTGTTCCCACAGAGCTTTGACGGCTTTAATGCCGCCGCGACTAAGGGCGATGTTTTCTTCAATGTAGTTCAAATGGCGGGCTTGTCGTGCGGGTTCATCAATACTGACGACTCGTACGGCGTCGAGCCCCGATTTTCGAGCTAATGGAAACACGTCGTCTTGGTGCGCGTAGTCCAGAATACAGAGCATTATCTCCTCTTTCTTTTGTTCGCTAGTGCAATGCCGAGAATTACGGCTATGAAACACAAACACCCTAACATGATGACTCCGGTTCAAAGACGTACCGCTTGATGAGCATTGCGAAAACCTCACCGTTAGTCGTTAGACAATAGCCATCAATGCAGTAGTCACAGCGTTCGCCCTTATCAGGCCCAAAACCGATTTGCAAAGAACCCTCGCAGAGCGAACAGACTTTCATTAACTCATCCATAGGAGTACTCGCTTTCCATCAGCCCCGTTACGTCTCAAGAGGTCTTCCCATGCCCGCTTGGCATGGTCCCAGCCTTTGACCCACGAGTCGTGCCCCCGTCCAATTTTGTGGGGGTTCGCGCAACGGTCAAACCCCATACGGAACGCGAGCTTCCCCATGTCGTTGATGTGGTTGAGGTCGGGCAATTTCAAACCCAGAGTTGCCGTTTTGAGTTCATGTAGTTTCATTTTAAACCTACCTTCCGAACTTAATCATAAAATCAACGATGCCCCGGTACTCCCGTGTTTCAGCTTCCGAATATCCGTGGTCTCGGGCTATTTCTTCGACATGATTTTTCCAATGTTCGAAGGGGTGTGTTTGACACCCGATGGATATATACCCCCGTTTGCAGTTCGTGGCTGCATGACGGGTACCTTGAAGGTAGAGCGGAGACCGTTCCCAAGAATTGCCAAAGACCCAAGCATGGCCCGAGACCCGAGCCTCGCCAAAGACCCAAGCATCGCCAAAGACCCGAGCATCACCAGAGACCAGAGCAATGCCATAAACCATAGCCTTGCCAGAGACCCAAGCATTGCCATAAACTTGAGCCCCGTCCAAGACCTGAGCATTGCCAGAGACCCAAGCATTGCCATAGACTAGAGCATTGCCAGAGACTTGAGCCTCGCCAAAGACCCAAGCCTTGCCACTGACCTGAGCATTGCCAAAGA